TAAAATGCTACTCTATATTAATGAACAAATTTGGTTAGATACTGATATTATTAAAGGAATGGATATAAATAATAAAGATCCTGAAATTATTTGTAAATTAACTGAAATTTATAACAGAATTTTTGATAATAATCAACGAAGATTTAGACTGAAAAATCATTTTAATACTATTCAAAAATCAAACATTAAAGAACATAAAAGTTATTCAAAAACTAGTTGTTTTATTGATGTATTAGATGAAATAGATATATATTCTAAAATTCCTGAGATAAATTATTTATGCATATCTTATGATATCATTTATTTCAATAATGATTACAAACATATAATTAATAAATTGTTTATTAATACAAATATTAAATTTATAGAAAATAATGTAAATTTAGATCCAGATCCAGAATCAGAACATAAATTATCATTGAAAAAATATGATTTACAAACATTTACTATTAATGCTGATATTAAGAATATTTTTGATTTTGAACCTATTAAATACAAATCTGGAGGAAAACTTGGTGATTTTTTAAATCAATTATCTGTTATATGTGAAAAATTTTATGAAACTGGAAGAAAAGGTGAATTATATATATTTGAAGGTGATGATAAATTTACATTCAGTCTTGAAAATACATATAAAGATACTTATGATACAATTATAACACAAAAATTTATTAAAGGTTATCAAATTTATAATAATGAACCAATTGATATAAACTTAAATTCATGGAGATTTAATTTACTTTCAAAATATATTCCTAAAAATAATAATTGGTTTGATATTTATAGTACAGAATTTGATATTTCATGGGGTAAAAATAAATGGTTATCAAGTCCAATAGATCCTACTTGGAATAATAAAATAATTATTAATATTCCTCCTTATAGATTTATGTCACCAAATGCTATTAATCAATTAAAAGAAAAACTAAATGATTTTATGCCAAATTGTATTTTTGTAGCTAATGAAAAAGAACACTATGACTATTTTACTGAAAAAACAAAAATTAACATTGAATATTATAAACCCCAAAATTTTACTGAAATAGTAACTATAATTAATTCTTGTAAAGTAGCATTTTTAGGATTTTCATCTGCTAGTGTAATTGCAAATGCATTACATAAAAAAAATTATATTATAGGAACTAATGGTACAGATTATATGTTAAATAATCTAAAAGGTAATAAATCTTTTATTTTAGATATATTTGTTTAAAAAATTAATTTAATACATAAGTATTTAAAGAATTGCGTTTAAATGTAAATATAATGTCACAATTTAGTAAAAATCCTGTATTAAATGAAGGAAATGTATTAACCATAAAAACAGTACAAATTGCACCCTTTCGCACTTTAATGACCGCCTTAAAAGATATCCTTTTAGAAACAAATATTTCATTTCAACCCGATGGCATTCGTATTATCAATATGGACAAGTCTCATACCATTTTAGCTCACTTATATTTAGCTGCACAAAATTTTGAATCTTATGAATGCAAACAAGAAAAAATTATTATTGGTGTCAATATGTTTCATCTTTTTAAACTCATCAATTCAATTGATAATGATGATACACTAACAATTTATATTGAAAATGCTGACTATTTTGATGGTATCGTTTCCTATTTAGCTCTAAAATTTGAAAATGGTGATATTAAACAATGCAAAACTCAGAAGTTGAAGTTGATTGAGCCTGAGCCCGAGGAGCTAGAATACCCTGAAGTCAAGTTTAGCTCTATTATTAATCTACCTTCTGCTGATTTTCAGAAGATTATTCGCGATCTTTCATGCATTTCAGATAAATTAGAAATTAAGTCCGTTGGCAATGAGCTCATATTCAAGTGCAAGGGTCAATTTGCTGAGGCTGAAATTCATCGTGCTGAATCCGATGGATCCATGGGCTTCAGTTTGAAACCAGATTCATCTAAAATTATTCAAGGCGAGTTTTCTCTTAAAAATCTAGGATATTTTATTAAATGCACCAATTTATGCTCTCAAATTGAAATCTATTTGGAGAATGATTTGCCTCTAGTTGTGAAATATGATGTGGCCAGTTTGGGTTCTATTCGTTTGTGTCTCTCAAGTCTTCCGTAACTGTAGTGTCTTACCATAAATGCTCACAATTTTTTTAGTTTAATTATTAATATAAAACAACAAATTTTGTATATAATTTAATTCTAGTTAGCAATTAAATTATATATTATTTTAAATATATAAGATGTCTTATACAAGTTATAATAATTATTTAGGGGCAAAGAAGTGTTGTTCTGTAAAAAGTTCTAGTACACAAGGTGCACAAGGATCACAAGGAGCTGCAGGACCAATTGGACCAATTGGATTGACTGGGTTTACTGGAGCTCAAGGATCTAGAGGACCTACTGGATGTAGAGGCGCTACAGGAGCAACTGGATCTACTGGAGCTCAAGGTCTTCCTGGAGCAGCTGGAGGCAATGGTGGCTTACCATTTTATTTAAATAACAATGAGCCAAGTGGATTACCAGCTGGTTTTCCATTATTATCAAATCAACAAGTTAATGATCCAAATACAGGTGTATATTCAGGGACTGGAAGTATAAAATTTATAACTAATTTAATTCCTGATAGTGGATATCCAATTGTTATTCCTGGAGGCTTATATGTTTTATATTTATATGCATTTAATGACCCAGGGGATTCTTATGAAGTTCAGTACACATTAGAAAAATGTGATATTTCTGGAACACCAATTAGCACAATTGTACCTCCAACTGCATTCCATACAATAACTGAAACAAATAATCCACCTGTACCTCATCAATTAACTGGAACAGGAGTATCTTTTTCTTTAGATAATTCTAATGAACAAATTTTATTAACAATCAATTACAATTTAGTTGGTGGATTTGGCAATTTAAATATTAATTACCAATATACTACCGGTTCTAATGGATACAGTTTGTTGCAAACAACATTTTCCCCTGCTGGATCAACCGGTGCTACTGGCTCAACTGGGTCCACTGGCTCAACTGGTGCAACTGGTGCAACTGGATCAATCGGTGCCACAGGATCAACTGGTGCAACTGGTTCAACTGGAGCAACTGGTGCAACTGGATCAACTGGAGCAACTGGTGCAACTGGATCAACTGGAGCAACAGGCTCAACTGGTGCAACCGGATCTACAGGCTCTACTGGATCTACTGGCGCAACGGGAGCAACCGGATCAACTGGTGCAACGGGAGCAACCGGATCTACTGGTGCAACCGGATCTACAGGCTCTACTGGGTCTACTGGGTCAACTGGAGCAACAGGCTCAACTGGTGCCACAGGCTCAACGGGCTCAACTGGTGCAACCGGATCTACAGGCTCAACTGGTGCAACCGGATCTACAGGCTCTACTGGGTCTACTGGGTCCACTGGAGCAACAGGCTCAACTGGTGCCACAGGCTCAACGGGCTCAACTGGTGCAACCGGATCTACAGGCTCAACTGGTGCAACCGGATCTACAGGCTCTACTGGGTCTACTGGGTCCACTGGAGCAACTGGTGCAACCGGATCTACAGGCTCTACTGGGTCTACTGGGTCCACTGGAGCAACTGGTGCAACCGGATCTACCGGAGCTACTGGCTCAACTGGAGCAACCGGAGCAACAGGTTCTCAAGGATCTACAGGTGCAACTGGTCCATACAATTCACTAATACAACAAGTTACTGCTGAACCAATGGGGCACGAAGATAGAACAGATTCAACTATATCATTTGATTCTAACCCTTTAAGTCCTACATATAGAACATTTACAATTGAACCAACTTCAGTTAGTTACAATGTATGGGTTCAAGGTACTTTGTATACAATATCATCACCACAGTCTGTAGTAGTTCCAAATGTAAGTGATTTATATTATATTTATTTTGGAGCAGGAGGAATATTAGGAATTCAAACAACATTTTTTATATGGGATCAACAAGCTCCAACAGCATACATATATTTTAATTCTTTAGAACCTTCTGAATATATGCTTTTTGATGAAAGACACGGAATCACAATGGATTGGGCAACACATGAGTATTTACATAGAACTCGTGGAGCAGCCATTGCAAATGGATTTGGAATAACATATCCAACTTTAGAGATTGCAAATCCAACAAATACTGATTTAGAGTTTGATCTAGTTGAAGGTACCTTTTTTGATGAAGATTTACAAGTAGATATTACAGATGGACCACCTGGCATATGGTCAACAAATTTGAATCCTGTTTTATTGCCAATATTATATTTAGATGGAACAAGTTGGCGAAAAACAACAGCAGGCATTATTCCATTGTTAAATGCAACGACAAGTCCAGCAACAATACCATATTATAATACCATAACTGGTGGTTCGGGTAGCTTAACTACTTGTCCAAATAATGATTTTATTAATATGTGGATTGCAGCTACAAATATGGCTTATACACCGATTATTGCAATTATGGGTCAAAATTTTTATACAAATGTTGATAAAGCTAAACAAGCAGAATGGTCTCAATTAGATTTAACAGGATTGCCAATTGTAGAACTAAGACCACTATATCAAATGACATATAGATGTTCAAATAGTTATACAAATAATAATTATTTAAGTAGCTTATTTTATGTAACAGATATTCGTTCTTTCAGTTCTGTTACAGGGATAGCTAGTGCAAATGTAGGAGCTCAAGGAGCAACAGGAGCAACAGGAGCAATAGGATCTACAGGAGCACCTGGTATAAATGGAATTAGCAGTGGTTTAGTATTGTATTTGGACGGACCTTCTGCAGTTTGGTCAGGAGTAGCACCAGATTTACCAATTGAAAATACATTATTAGTTCAACCAGATATAAGTGTGCAAACTACTATAACAGCTGCACTTACAACACAAAATACAGATTATCATATTGTAAATTATACAACAACGCCACCATTAGCATCTACCACTATTATACCAGGTATTTGGGCTACAAATTTGATAGCATTGGCAAGTGGTACAGGTGTATATTATTATACAAAATTATATGAAATACCTGTAGTAGGACCCCCTATTTTAATAGCACAAGGTTCATCATCAACTTCAGTAACAGTAAATACAGTCCAATCAAATAATCTTTATCAATTACAAGTTCCAAATTTTTTATTACAATCTCTTAATAGCCAAATTCAACTACAAATATGGGCTGGTAGAACTAGTGCCCCTATAAGAACATTAACAATAGAAATGAGAGACAACACTCAGTCAAATGTAGTAACAACTTTGGCTGCAAATTTAGTAGGAGCAACAGGAGCAACAGGAGCAACAGGAGCAACAGGAGCAACAGGAGCAACAGGAGCACCAGGAGGAAGCCCATGGATTTTAACTAATTATCAAGGTATTACAGGTCCAGGTTATACAGGAACAGGATATACTGGAGATGTCATGATCTTTGGATCATTATATGTTAGGGATGGAATTGATCCAACATATTTAGCATTGACCCCACAGGAGTCTAATTTTAATTTACCAACTGGTCTTGATGGAATTTGGATTGAAAATGGTGGAGCATTAAGAACAAAAGCAATATATTTAGATAATGATTCTGAAGGACCTGCTTCTATAAATTTGGATCCAACAAATACTACACAACTATTTTTATCTGATGGATTAACTAATACAACATCTATTTCAGGAGGCAGTGGAATAGAAATATCAGATTCATCAACTCTAACACACAAATTTTCAGCGAGCTCTACAAATATAATTCTTCCATCATTGGACACATTACCAGCCGGGGCAACTGGAATGATTGTATTTCAAGGTGGTCGTTTTCAGGGCTATAACGGAACAGAATGGAAATTCTTAGATAATTAAAATACTTGTTTTGTGAGTAACTTTTCTTTCTAAAAGTATATATAATGGCATTTACCAGATTTCATGATGACCCATGCAGAATAACAAAACAGCTTCAACAGCAAACAGATCAAGGCCGATGGGTTCTTGATGTTCCAGGAAATGGTGACAAACCATGTTTTGCTTTAGACCCGCAAATAATTCCGCAAAAATGGGGTGGAAATTTATGGACACACAGCATTGATATCCAAAGCGCTCTTTTAGGAATAGATAAAAGAATAAATCGCGATATTCCAAATACCGTAAACTGTTTAAAAAATTCAAGTGAAAACCCTTATAAAAGATTTACCGTAAACGCTGCACCAATTTCGTATCCTGTTTGCGACACATTTATAACAACAGAGCAATCAAGAGCAATTATGCCGGCATGGACTGCACGCGATTTGCAACAAAACCATGCATATATTTTACCAGATAACCCACAAGCTCATACGGAAATGAAAATGCCGACATATATTGATACACGCATTTTAGAGAAGAATAATTTTAAGCGAGGATTTGAATGTGTTCCGCTAAATGATCAAGGATATACAGTTCCAGTAAAACAATTTGCTTCAGGACAAAAGACGCGTGGGACATATGTAGGAGGCTCAACAACATGTGCATCCAGAGATAGTTGTAATAAGGTTTAAGCAAAGCGATAAAAAATAAAATAAAGTTCAAGATAGATATAAACTAACAAATTATAAATTAAATATACACTTTTTTTAAAAAGTATATATATAATATAATAATGGAATTAGCAATACCACTAATAGCACTAGGAGGAATGTATGTGATTTCAAATAAAAATAGTGAAACCTCTAAAAATATATACAATGATACATTTATAAGTAAGACGGAAAGTAAGAAAAAGGAAAATTTTGACAACATGGGAAAGAAGCCAAATTATTTACCTAATACCCATGTGCCGCCTCAAAATTATCCAATTATGAATAATCCCGAGCTAATTGATACAGTTCAAGAATATCCAAATCCAAATACAGCTTCCGATAAGTATTTTAATCAAAATGTTTATGAACAAAGAGAACGTCAAGGAAAACCTGTAGGAGATACTATTCAAAGTATTTATTCTTTAACTGGCGACTACATGAATTCAGATCAATTTAGACACAATAACATGGTGCCATTTAATGGTGCAAAACCACATGGTCAAATATACAATAATAACAACGCAGAAACCATTTTAGATAATTATGCAGGAACTGGTTCCCAAATAATTAAGAAGATTGAACAGGCGCCTCTTTTCAAACCCCAAGAAAATGTTCAATGGACAAATGGTGCACCTAACATGAGTGATTTTTATCAATCTCGTGTAAATCCAGCATTAAAGAATAATATGGTTAAGCCATTTGAATCAGTTCGTGTGGGACCTGGTTTAGACAAAGGTTATTCTGCAAGCGGTTCTAATGGATACAATGCAGGAATGGAAGCACGCGATCAATGGTTACCCAAAACAGTAGATGAATTGCGTATAGCGACAAATCCTAAGGAGGAATTTTCTTTAATAAATCATCAAGGACCTGCTCAAGCATCTATTACAAATGTAGGTATTTTAGGAAAAGTTGAAAAGTATAGACCAGATACTTTTTTCATTAATTCACAGGATCGTTGGCTAACAACAACGGGAGCAGAAAAAGCACAACGAGTTATTGCTGATGAAGATTTGAAACCTCAGCATAGAACTGAAACAACAACTCATTTAACTGGTACACCAAATGCAGTGTTAAAAACAGCTAGTTATGTTCCTAAACAACATGAAGCCTCAAAAAGAATACAATTAGATGCAGGAAATCATGTAGGACATTCAAATGCAATTGGATGTGGTCCGCATACAGATGGGGAAGCATATTTGAAAAGTCATACAAATTACACAAATAGTAGAAGTGTTAATCAGCAACCACAAACATTTGGTTCTGGATTTTCTAGTGCAATTGGCGCAGTTATTGCACCACTTATGGATGTATTTAAGCCGGCAAGAAAAGAAGAATATGTATGTAATATGCGTGTTTATGGTAATGTAATTGGAGAAGTTCCTGGCAACTATGTACTAAGACCAGGTGATGCACCAAATACTACGGTTAAGGAAACAACTTTATATCGTCCAAATGGATATATTGGAAATCAAATAAATGGTGCTTATGAAGTTAGTGATCATCAAGCAATAACTAATCAACGCGATACTACAACAGAATTTTGTCAAATGAACCCTAGTGGAGGTGCAGGAACAAAACATGGTGCAAAACAATATGACGCGGTTTATAGACAAACTAACAATGAAGCTAAGGAGAAGTCTGTTGTTGGAAGAACAAATCAAGGAAATATGTCTGTATTTAATAGCGATATGAATGTGTCTTATTCTAAGCTTGATTCTGATCGTGATAATAATAGAATGTGGGCACCAAGTGCAGTAATTCCTAGTGGACCATCTGTGCAAACATATGGCAAAGCGCATATGCCACAATACAAAAATTCTTGTCAAACAGGGTGTGATCGAATGGATCCAGCAATGTTAGAAAATCTAAAATCAAATCCATATGCATTTCCGTTTAATAGTGTTGCATAAACTAACAAATTAATAAACTAACAAAATATAATATATCAATTTCGTAATATTAACATATAAAAACACTATCTTAATATTAATAAACGCATTAAAAATGTCTTTACCAATTCATCAAAATATCAAAGAAAAGTTAGAATACTTTCATAGCATTCATAAAATACCTAATATAATTTTTAATGGTCCTTCTGGATCAGGAAAAAGCACAATTGTAAATGATTTTGTTAGTTTAATTTACGATGGAAATAAAGAATTAATAAGCAATTTTGTTATGTATGTAAATTGTGCACATGGAAAAGGCATTAAATTTATTCGTGATGAATTAAAATTCTTTGCAAAGACACATATTAATTCCAATGGCGGCGATACTTTTAAAAGCATCATATTATTAAACGGAGACAAACTAACAATGGATGCACAATCCGCCTTAAGAAGATGTATTGAACTATTTAGTCACAATACGCGTTTTTTTATTATAGTGGAAGACAAATACAAATTATTGAAACCAATTTTATCGCGATTTTGCGAGATTTATGTTTCTGAACCAGAATATAAAGGAAAAATAATAAATCTATACAAATACAATCTTGATGAAACCTTTAAACTAACAAATATAAAACAGACTAAATCAGAATGGTTAAAAAAAGAGCTACAAAACCCAATAACATCAGATACAGATTTAGTTGCATTCTCTACCAAATTATATGAAAAAGGATATAGTGCTTTGGATTTAATAAAGTTATTGGAAGATCAAAGCACCTTTAAAATTCCAGAAATGAAAAGATATGAATTGTTAGTTGCATTTAATAAGGTAAGAAAGGAATTTAGAAATGAAAAATTACTTATGCTATTTATTATGAATTTTGTTTTTTTAGATATAGAAACAAATTTAGACAATATTTCGTTTATGTAAAGGGGATAAATCCCCCTTTGACCCCCTATTATAACCCCATATTTTTATTTGCTCTTTGAGAGATTATGCAATGTAATAATATTATATATTTATATATAATATGATAGATAAAAGTTCAATTGCATCTGCTGATTACGATTTAGCAGATGATATGTTATACGGTATGCCTCTTCATGATAAAATAAATGAAATTGATGATAGATTACAAAAAGTTGAAGAAAAGTTATCTAGTCAGAGAGGAGGAAAAACAAAAAAACATAAATCAAAAAAAAACAAACAAAAAGTAAGACGATCAAGAAAAAATCGTGGAAAGGGATTAGAATGGAAAACAACTCCAATAACAGATAAAAAGGAATTGCGAAGATTAGAGGAATATGAAAAAAGGGCTGCAGAAAGAGAACAAAATGATAATGAAATTAAACGTATACATTCTCAATTAGAAAAACAGAGAACTAATGTAATAAGCGGATTTACAGGAACACCTATGGATCCAAAGGATATTGAAAGACAAAGAAGAGAAGATGAAAAGCATAATAGACGAGTTAATAGTAAAAAGGCAAAGGAAAGAAAATTGACTATTTATGATCTAGGTGGTTCAAAAAGAAAATCATGGTGAGTTAAAACTAACAAAAAAAAAGCTCTAATTCTTACATAATACATGGATGATTTTAATGTTAGTTCGTTACATGAGTCAAAGAATGAATGGGGAGCCCGTTTGTTAACTATTTTAACACCATTAGTTATTGAAGGATTTAAGTCAATTTTTGATGAATCTATGAAACTATGCAAAGATAATAGAGAAATGGATAAATATTTGATGACATTTCAAAATTTAATAACTCGTATTCCAAAATGGAATCCATCAATTATAGAACAAGAACGAAAACGAATTATTGATCGTAGTGGTTGTGGATATTTAGAAGAATTAGTAACATGTGTACATATAATTCAGTTAAAATTGCTAACTGCAATGCGAGTTGGTCAGAAACAGAAAAAGATTGATATAAATATACCCAAATTGGATGATTTTATTCATAAAGTGTATATTAATGTAGCGCGAAAGATATATAAAAATGTGTATTTATTTGAAACAGGTGTACCGCCTTTGCAAACACAAAAGCATAATAGAGAAATGGAAACGATAGTTCAGGAATGTATTTTGAACGCAGTCAGAGAAAGTATTCCAATTGAACATATTTTGAAAGCCTACATGGATGAAACAGTAGAAGATGATGTTATTGAAGAAATTAAAGAACAAGTAGTAGAAAAGAGTGAAGCATTAAATGCAAGAGGAGAGACAACATATGTTGCAGAAGGTGAAAAAACAAAGTCAGAGGGATTAAAATTCAATGATGTGGATAAGGCTGTAAATGAAAAAGGAAAAGAGGAATTAATAAGTGCTCCCAAAACTTTAGAGAGATTAGAAGAGATAAGTAATTTAAGAAATATACAAAGAAAGATGGAAGAAGAAGCGGACGCGGATGATGATGATGAAAAACTGAATATATCAGATGAATTAGTAGATCTAAATAGTTTAGATGTGCATGTAATTGGTCAAAAACCAATAGATTTAGACCCCAATCTTTTGTTAGATGATATAGAAGTTTTAGCCTAATTTGTTAGTTGTTAGTTGTTAGAACGCGTTAAATATAAAAATGAATTGTAAAAATATATTGTAAATGGATAATATATTTTTAGTAGCTGGAATAATATCTGTTATTTTTTTTATTGCTAAATTTTTAGAAATGCAATACATTGAAAAAGAGAGTAAACCATTAAAGATCTTAATTAGAGATGCATTGGTTGTATATGTTAGTGTAATTTTTGGTATGTTTATTTTGGATCAATTAACCCCAGTAATTAAAGAAACTTCTGAACATATACAACCAATTGCATTTACAGATAATCCTCCATTCTAGGTAGGGGAACCTTGGTTCCCTACTCTATCGGCCGGTCCATACCTTAACAAATTTGCCATATGCTTGTTTATTTTGAAAGTCATGTAAATATTGATCATAATTGTAATGAAATGCCATATGATGATGATAGATATTGCCAAAAAGTGAAGCCATATGTTTAAGATTGGAATATTCTTGAAAAAAAAGTAAACCTATAATCCTTTCTAATCCGCATCTATCCTTTCTAGATGTAATGCAATTAACTAAGTTACTAAAATTATATTTGCTTTCTATTTTTTTTAAAAAATTTAAATTAATATAAGCCTGTGCTCCAAAACATAAGTTAAATTTATCATCTGTTTGCATTCCTAGTATATTTACTTCTGATCCTTGTAATTTTTGTTTAAGATAGTGATTATTTTTTAGATAGTTACTAATTCTTAATAAATTATCTAAATATTCTTTGTCATAATTATGATGCCATAAAGGCATTACAGGAACTTTTAATTTTTCAAAAGGAATTCTTTTGTGAATAAAAACACTATCATGCAAAATAACAGCATTATCAAACCATTGATGTCTTAAAAAGTATATATATGGTAATAGCTCGCCGCGTTTAGGATATTCTGACTGAATAAATTCTACATTTTTATAATCATGATCTGATTTTACGAAATCATAATTACTATTATCATCTATAACAACAATCTTTCTAAATGGGTAATGTGTTCTTATTAATTTTACACATTGGTTCCAATACTTATTTGTTAGTTCAGAATTAACATGTCTTGTAATAATAAATCCGTATGTCATATAATAAATATTGATAATTTATTATATAATTATTAATAAATAAACTAATAAATAATAACAAGTAAATATGTTAAACTAACAATATGATGGTAGTTCATCTATATTCATAACAAATTCTCCCTTAGCTAGATTGATTTTTGAAAGAGCAAATTTACTAAATTCTGGTCGTTCTAATTGTGCATTTGGAGTATGATTATGAACACATCGTGCAATCATTTTGTATAATTTGAAATCTGGATATCGTTCAGCACCGTTATTTTTATAAAGAACATTGATACCATTATCATCAGTACACCATTCAACAATTAATTTAACAATAGGATCACAGCTATTTATATTTTTAATGCTATCCATATCATCTATAATATAATCAAAAATAGAACATGCTAAACGACACAAATCAAAACTGAAATTCGGTTCTAAACGGGGTTTTTTATCATTAAAATATGGTTCTGTATTATATTGTGTAACAGCATCACCACCAGTTTGAAAACTGTCACTGCAAAATAATTTATTGTCAAATTTATAGATGGCTCGTCCAAAATCAATAATTTTAAATATTTTGCCAAAAGTTGGAACCTTGTAATACTTTTTTTTGTATAAATAATAGAGGAATTTTTTGTTAGTTGGTATATACATAATATTATTTGTATGTAGATCATTATGAGTAAATGAAAATAATTTTTGATATGTGATAAGTGTCATTATTATTTGCATAAGTGCAGACATCCATTCATCATGAGATAGATCTGTATTAATAATAAGTTCATCAAGAGTGCTTTCACAGTTTTCCATGCAAATAACTTGCACAGGAAATTTTTGAAGAGTTAGAAATAATTTTTCTTCTTCCAAGTCAGTTTCATAAGAACTTTCAGAATAATTTGATTTAGAACCTGTTTCAGATCCGGAATTAGTTTCGTAACTTTCTGAGGCAGTTGATTTAGAAGCAGACTTAGAACAATCTAAATCATCTAAATCTTCAATATCATTTTTAATTAGATCGGAAACGGAATTATCATTATCATTATCATTATCATTATCAGTATCATTATCATTTGTATGAGATGTTCTAGATGAACAAGATGAACCTGATTTAAGAGTAGCAGATTTTTTTTGATCGGTAATATCAATAGAATTAGTGATATCAACAAGATCAATATTTAACATTTTAACGTCATCCAAAGATATAGAATGAGTGTCAGTGTCAGTGTCGGTATTAGTATTTTCAAATATATTTTCAAAAATAGTGTCATCTATTGATTTGACAGATAAGTTAGATTTTTGTGAAATATTCATGATGTTTAATGGTTTTAAAGTGGGTTCTATTGTATTCTGCATTAAATGCGAATAGTCTTCTACCGTAAACAGTTTATTTTTTTGTTTATTAAAAAACTCAGATTGAACTAAATAATCAATATCATCAATAATATTAATTTTATAATTATTTTTAATTGCTAAAAAAGAGCCATAATAGTCTAGTCCATGAATAAAATTATGTTTATGAAGAACTTGACTAGTTAGAAATGAAAAAAATCCATCAATGTAAGAAGAATTGTTAGGATCTTCAAGTTTAGGATGCACTTTTTTAGTTTTATCAATAGATGGTAGATTAAATAAATTAGGATCAGTATGATTATATTTACCAACTAAATATTTGAATGGATCTAATAATGGAGCCATTTTAATAAATACCTTTTGAGTTGTTGTAAAATCTTCATCATCAGATATATTTTTAAGTTTACAAGTATAAATATGTTGATATTCAAGAGTTTCATCTTTATCAGCTTTATTTTTAAAATCTTTTATGTCAGAAATGCTCCACATATGATTTAAATTTATGGAGTTAAAATTGGTGGTATTTAATGAAAAAAATTTGTCGTAAATTGGTATGTAGTTTTGCACATTAGATAATGCGATATTAGGAATAGATTGAAACTTGTTAAAAAGATTAATATTCTTTCTCTTTTGATAATTTACTGTAATTGCCATTAGCTAATAAAAATAAAATTATAAGTTATATTTAACTTATAATAAAGTTAAATATTAATTATTAATTCTACGCTAAACTAACAAAATTCTTCATAGAAAGAAAAAATAATTTGTTGCAATATGCCTAAATAAATAAAAATGTAAATGTAAATGTAAATGTAAATATTGAGTTAGTTTATTTATATTTTTTTAGTATGTAATAATAAATGAATTTAGAGTTAAAGCGTTTTGATATGAAGACTATTAGTTTTAAGGCTAATGAATCTAAGGGTCCTGTATGTGTTTTAATAGGGCGTCGTGATACTGGTAAATCATTTTTGGTAAGAGATTTATTATATTATCATCAAGATATTCCTATTGGCACTGTTATTTCTGGAACTGAAGAAGGAAACGGATTTTACGGAAAATTGGTGCCAAAATTGTTCATCCATAATGAATACAATACTGCTATTATAGAGAACATTTTGAAACGACAAAGACAAGTTTTGAAACAGATCAAAAAAGAAATGGAACAGTTTAAAAGATCAACTATTGATCCGCGAACTTTTGTAATTTTAGATGACTGCTTATATGATAACACTTGGTCGCGTGACAAGTTAATGCGGCTTTTATTTATGAATGGGCGACATTGGAAGGTCATGCTAATTATTACAATGCAATATCCTCTAGGAATTCCACCAACATTAAGAACAAATATAGATTATGTTTTTATTTTAAGAGAGCCATATATCGCAAATAGAAAGCGAATTTACGAGAATTATGCAGGCATGTTTCCTACATTGGAGTCATTTTGCCAAGTAATGGATCAATGCACAGAGAATTATGAGTGTCTTGTGATAAATAACAACGCAAAATCAAATAAACTGCAAGATCAAGTGTTCTGGTATAAGGCAGACCCACACAATGACTTCAGATTAGGATCAAAAGAGTTCTGGGAGCTGTCTAAGCAGATAAATGATGAAGACGAAGAGGAGCAATATGACCCAAATAATGTCAAGAAACGCGGAGCGGGACCCAAAATTGCGGTAAAAAAGAGCAAATGGTAGAGAAATATATAAAATTATAAATCAAATTAAACCCATTTAAATAATCCACATGATTCACATTTGTAAAATTTTTTACCTTTATTTGGTCCTTCCTTTTTAACAAATAATATTTTAACATTTGAAGAACATTTTTCACAAGTGCTTTTGGTTTTTAAAAAACAAATTCTACAGATCTTTCTCCATTCTTTTTCTGTTTCAGGTATTAACACATCATCGCCGCACTCGATACATTCGATGTAAACATGTTTTTGAGATTGTTTATTTTGTTTAAAACAATCAGTGCATCTATTTTTATAAGTTTCTGGAGACATTATATAATCATTACAATCAAGACAGTTTCTAACTGTAGAAATGCAAGTATTACAAAATTTTGTATTAATATTTGTAGGTGATAGAAAATCAATATTACATTTTAAACAAACTAATGCTGTTTTAATTTGAATACATAAAGAACATAATTTATTATTTTTTATTTTTCTAGTCTCTTGTTTACAATTTAAACAAGAAATTGTATGTATTTCTTTTAAAATTTGTTTATTCAGTTTTTTAGATTTTCTTTTAATTTTATTTGGAACGCATGAACAAATACCATTGATGCTGCTGCTGTTAGAAGGGCTATATATAATTTTATCTTTTTGACAAATAATACATCTGTTATTAATAGTATATTTAATTGGCTCTGTTTCAGTTTCTGAACTAGAACTTGATTTATTTTTTTCTGCCTTTAGTTGTTTTTTAATTAATCGTTGATTTTCTTTATATCCTTGAGGCCATCCATTTTTAATTTCATCTTTTCTATCTCTTGCTGCTCGCTGCATTAATTTATATTGTTCATCATTTTCACTAATAACACGATGTCTTTTGTTGCAAACACTGCCTACATTAAAGCAAACTCCTGATAAGTTATTTTCAAATTCAAAAACATGTTCGATTACTTGACTACATATACAAGTGTGAGAACCATCATTTTCATCATCATGTCTATATGAAGCACAAGTAAAATCAGAATTATCGCTATTATTATGATTATCATTTAATTCATTAAATGCTATTTTTAGCTGTAAAAAACTTTTAAGTTGTAAAATGTATTTTTTTGGATATGTTAATAATAATAAGAATATAAATTTATCCGGTTTTTCCGGAGTTTTTCCATAATAGTGTGCCATAAATGTTTCTAGTTTAATCCAATAAATACAATAATTTTCAGGATTTGAAAACTTTATAATAAAGTCTGGTTCATTCATGCAAGATATAATTAATTGTTTAAATGCTTCATTCCAAATTAATGAAGTGATAGCAATCCATTTTCCATTATTTGTATATTCTTGAATTTGTTCCATTGATAATAATTATGTTAGTTTATGTTTAATATAATTATTTAATTCTTTTCAATTTTATAGAATATTTATTCATCCTTTTCCTTCTCTTTTATTGAAAAAGGTCCACTAACAAGTTCAGATCGTCCATAATCAGTCTTACCAGTAATAACATTGTCGCCATCAAATAGCTCTGAACGAATATCCGCAACAGAGATGGTATCTGCATTAGTTGTTAGTGCCTTCTCCTGACTAGTTGCACTGACACCAACTAAATTGCCCTCTTGATCAATATCTTGCGTCAAAACGCTACCATGCTTCTCTGCATTCTTCTTGTTCTCATCAATTGCCTTCTGCTTAGTTTCCTTGACACGAGCCTCAAATGCATTCTTGGCAGCTGACTCGTTCTTCTGCTTCTCTTGTGCAAGCTGATTAAGTTCCTCCTCCATATATTCAACGCGTCCAGTCTTGTAAGCCTCAGGATCCCATGGCAACCAAGTGCCAACAGGACCGACAAATACATCAAAACTGGGATCCACTTCTCGGATTAATTTAGCGCGTAATTCGGCCTCCTCTTGTGATGCAAAATGACCACGAGCCTTAAAACCACGCACAGATGTTTGGAAATTATGCTTGATATTAAATTGCTTTTCAAGTTCATCCTCTTCCTTGTCCAAGAAAGTTTTGTAGTCATCCTCAATAGAAGAAGAAATAATATTGTCACGCTCTTCCTTAACAAATCCCTCGTAGTCCTTCATTACATCCTCAAAAGATAGTTTATATTTGTAAGACATAAAATTAATAAATTGATGAAATTTTTCCATAGATTTAGAAAATTCCCATCTCTTTAGGAATTCCTCAAAAAAGAACATTTCCTTTTGCTTCAAAATTTTCTCGGGGGTGATAAAAGAAAAACATCCAAAAGTTTGTCCAGCGATTGGTTTATCTACTTCCAATAAATCAACATATTTAGGATTAGGGGAGCCATCCTTGTTTTGTTTTCGTTCAAATGCCAACTTTTTGGCGATATTAGATTTTGATTTTCCGCTCATTATATATTAATTATTTATTTCGTTTTAAGTATTAATTTATTTAATTAATTTATTTAATTTATTAATTAAATTATTAATTAATAATTATTATTTTCTTTTTATTTTATATAAAGAATGGGAATGTTTGATACCAACGAACTTATTAAGCGAGTGATCAAGTACATTGTTGAAGGACTTATGGTTGCTCTTGTGGCATTTGCTGTGCCTAAAAAATCCATGAATATGGAGGAAATTGCTTGCATTGCTTTAACTGCTGCCGCCACTTTTGCCATTTTGGACACATATATTCCTAGTATGGGTGTGAGTGCACGAACTGGGGCTGGATTTGGAATTGGGGCAAATTTAGTGGGGTTTCCTGGTGGACTTTAAATTCCACCTTTTAAAAGGTTTTGCGAAGCTTTCGTGAAACTTATAGCCAAACTAACATAAATATAAATAATATAGATATAATTGGATATATATATATATATATTATTCATGCATTGGGTATATATACTAAAATGTCAAAATGATCATTATTATGTAGGAGAAACTACAAGATTATATAGAAGATTTTGGGAACATAACTCAGGAAAAGGTGGCGTAAATACATATACATATACACCAGAAACAATCGTGGCTATTTATAAAGTAAATATGCTAGGTATGTTTTTTGAATATGATTATTTAATTGACGGTGAAATTTATAAACCATATAAATTAAAAAGGTTTGACAATGAGATTGGGGATGATGAATATAATGGAAAAGATGTTGAGAATAATATTACTGAATGTTTAATGATACATAATAAAGAAACATGGAATAAAATAAGAGGAGGTAAATATACACATTTTAATGTTACCTATAAATTTCCCATTAATGATAATATACAAAATTTACCAATATGTAAATGTGGATTGCCATGTGATGTTAAAAAAAATAAAGAAAATAATTATTTATTTTTTAGATGTGCTAAAAAAAATATGTGGGAAGAATTTAAAGAACAATTTGATATAGATGAAGAATCTTGTAATTTTTATATGGAATATTCAAGAGATAAACCATTTAAATTAGAAGAAACTAAAAAGTTTGAAGATAGAAAGGGAATTCTAAAAGAATTGTTTAAAAAATCTAGTTGGTTAAATAATGTTGAAATAAACGATGAAACCTATCCGAAACAATGTATTGGTGAATGTAATAGAACAAGTAAAAGTATTAAATTATATTTTGAAAATAAACAAAGAAATTTATGTTATGATTGTTTTATTGATAAAAATGAAGAATTATCAAAAAAATATACTATTATAAGTGAAGGAAAGTGTTTATTAAAATTTAAAAAATAATGAAATATTTGTTTGGTCTAATTTTGGCTCCACCTTTACTTTGGATACGGCTTAGCCGTATCTGGGGAAAAAGGTGGAAATTAAACAGTTGGAATAAATTCCCAATCTAATTCAACACACATTTTTTTCCATGTTTCATCTTGTTCAATTAATTTTTCGCGATCTTTTAGCAAAGGAATAGAATCTAGGTATTGGTCTTCACCAAGAAGCTCACAAAATTTAAAAAGGACATAATAATAGTTCAAAAAATTTACGCGATAATCGGGGCAAGTTTTTGCATAAGGGGATTGTGTTTCCATAAAAAGGTTGCACAATGTTTCTTCTAATTCGGGACTAAATACGGGTGGTTTAATACCTAATTTATTTTTAATAAATGCGATGTGTTCATAATATTTATTAAATCCAAGCTTCTTTAAAATTTCTTTAGTCTTGTAATGTGTTAGTTGTTCCAAACTAATTCGCTCTTTTTTGATCTGCAAATGTATTTGATCAATAACATCATCGGGGATTTGTGTTGTTTCTTTACCTTGAAATTGTGCAAGAATTTCCTTGAAATGATTAATTTTTTTGTAGGCATAAAAACAGACTTCTTTGGGTGGTTCTTTATAGGAAGGTTTTTCATTTTCAATAAGATATGGAATATTAACAGCACATACATTACAAATTAGAACACCTTCATCATCAAGTGGTATCAATTCGCCTTTAAAACAATGCTGACATACATCAGTAGATCTAACAAAAGAATTCATATCAATAAATGTTTCATCAATGTTGCTGAGATATTTTTGAACGATATTTTTGTTTCTATTTTCAGTAATATTGGCATTAGAGTCAGTATTATTATTTTGAATTTTAAAGAAATTAAAGAGAAGTTGATTTTTAGAAGTGACAGGTTTGTTAGTTGTGGATTGAGAATTTTTAGAATTAGGATCAATATTAGTAATATTTTTTTTATTTTCAAAATATTCAAAAATGAATTTTGAATTGTCTAAGAAGTAATTAGTTTTCTTGTCTTTAAGTTCTTTAATTAATTCATTAATTTCTTTAATACGATCTTTCATGTCCATAATTTGCTCTATATTAGCAGTTTTATCAAGAGTTTCAATTTGCAATTTTAAATCGGCTTTTTCTTGTTTTAATTTAGGTATAGTATCAAATTCATTTCTGTCAAATTCGTTGACAAACTCTTTATGCTTACCATCTAAGGTAGTAGTATATTTTTTGCAAACGCGAATTTTTTTGTTAGATTTGGGCTTGAAACTAGGCATAACAATATTAATATATTAAAGAGTAATTTATTATTTAATTAGAAATAATTAGAAATATATTAATTATAGGTTTAAAGGCAAATAAAAGTTTCAGTTAATACTTTAATAAAGTAATGAATACTTCAACAGATATAATAATTAATGTTAAAAATGATTTAGATGCAGGACAAGTAGAAATAGATCAAATTAAATTTAAGAAGATGGTGTTTCTATATAATGCATTAGACAATGGTTGGTCAATTAAGAAAAAACAAGATTCTTATATTTTTACAAAAAATCATGAAGGGAAAAAAGAGATATTTGATGAAACATATTTGTCCATATTTATGAAGGATAATATGAATATTAATAATATTTTGTCTTAAAATGTAGGGAAGTGAATTAAATTAATAAAAATAATTAATTTAATTTTAAGAATATTTTTTTCTTTAGCAATATTATAAAATGGGAGGTGGTTTAATGCAACTCGTGGCTTACGGAGCTCAAGACGTATACTTAACTGGTAATCCTCAGATCACTTTTTGGAAAGTGACCTACAGACGTTACACAAACTTTGCTATTGAATCAATTGAGCAAACTTTCAATGGACAAGCCGATTTCGGTCGTCGTGTTCAATGCGTGATCAGCCGCAACGGTGATCTCGCTTACCGCACTTATCTTCAGGTTACTCTTCCCGAGATTAACCAGCTCATGGGCATTGCATCCTTCGCTGTTGGCGTTGGCTCTGGTGTCTATGCTCGTTGGTTGGATTTCCCCGGTGAGCAACTTATTGCTCAAGTTGAGGTTGAGATCGGTGGTCAACGAATTGATCGCCAATATGGTGACTGGATGCACATCTGGAATCAGCTCACCATGACTGCTGAGCAACAACGCGGATACTTCAAGATGATTGGTAACACAACCCAACTTACCTTCATCACCGATCCCTCTTTCTCTGAGGTTGATGGTCCTTGCGACTCCTTGGCTCCTCGTCAAGTTTGCGCTCCCCGCAATGCTCTTCCTGAGACCACTCTTTATGTGCCTCTCCAATTCTGGTTTTGCACCAACCCTGGTCTTGCTTTGCCCTTGATTGCTCTTCAATACCACGAAGTCAAGATCAACCTTGATATCCGTCCTATTGATGAGTGCTTGTGGGCTGTTACTACTTTGAGCTGCAACACTGGTGCCCAGACTTCTGGATCAGTTACTGCTGCTAACCAATATGCTCCTGGCCGCCCTGTGCCCGCTGCTATTGCTTACAACCAGTCTTTGGTTGCTGCCTCTTTGTATGTGGACTATGTGTTCTTGGACACTGATGAGCGCAGACGCTTTGCCCAAAATCCTCATGAATACTTGATCACTCAGCTCCAATTCACTGGTGATGAGTCTGTTGGTTCTTCTTCCAACAAGATCAAGCTCAACTTCAACCACCCCGTGAAGGAGCTTATCTGGGTTGTGCAACCCGATCAAAATGTGGACTATTGCTCATCTTTGGTGTGCGATGCCCTTTTGTTCAAGGTTCTAGGTGCTCAACCTTTCAACTACACAGATGCTATTGATGCTCTTCCTAATGCTATCCATGCCTTTGGCGGCCCTGCTGCTATTGCTGCTGATAGCCGAGCCTTCATTGATGCTCGTGGTCTTTTTGATGATGCTGGTGCTCTTGACTATGCTATTCCAGCTGGTTTCACAGGATACTGGCATGGACCCAACAATCCTTACAATGAGGCTAACTTAGGTGGTGTGCAAGCTCCTATTTCTACTAATACAAGTGGTGTAGATCCTGCTCTTATTGCTCAACTCCAAGCATTGCAATCTACTTCTCCTCATCTTGACAACTCAACTGTCTCTGATGCTGGAACCTTTGTGTTGACTGAGACCTCTTTGGACTTGCACTGCTGGGGACAAAACCCTGTTGTCACTGCCAAGTTGCAACTCAATGGACAGGACCGTTTCTCTGAGCGTGAAGGATCTTACTTCAGCTGGGTGCAACCCTACCAGTCTCACACACGAAACCCTGATGAGGGTATCAATGTGTACTCATTTGCTCTCCGCCCTGAAGAGCATCAACCAAGCGGTACGTGCAACTTCTCTCGTATAGATAATGCTACCCTCCAGCTTGTGCTTTCCAACGCCACAGTTGAGGGCACCAAGACTGCTAAGGTACGTGTCTATGCTACCAACTACAACGTGCTCCGTATCATGAGCGGCATGGGTGGATTAGCATATTCCAATTAAGTAAACTGAAATATAATATTTCATTTAAAAACAACTTAAAGACATTCATATTATATAATATACAATATGAATTACAAACTTTCATATAATTTTGATGCACAATTAAATTGTGGAATTATTTGCTTTAATGATCAATCAGTTTTAATGGATTTTAAAGATTTATTTTCCATCATAAATTTTGACAGAAATTTTATTCATTACTATCCAGAAGCTAAAGATTATCCTTATTATTTACGACATCATCAAAAAATTTCTTACCTAGAATATTTATTTAAATTTGACTCTTCAAACATTGAATATATATTTAAAAATAATAATAAATTTGATTTAAGGAGAGAAAATATAATTATTCATCATAAATTTCATAAAAAATTATCAGAAAAATACAATATTATTGATTTTAAACTTGGTCATTATATAGATACAGGAATAGATGCTTACATTATGAAAAATCCTATGTGGAAAATTATGGAAAATGATAAGGAATATTGGTTAATGTATTGTGAAAAAGATACAATAATAAAATTATCTCAAAAATCATTAGATAAAATATCAGAATATGAAAAAGACAATAATATAAATAAAATTACTTGGTATAAACATCAAAATGGATATATATTGTGCTCAGACAATTTATATATTCATCAAATAATTACAGGTTGCTATGGAAATGGTCAAGGAACCTCAACTGTTAGCGTAGATCATATAGATCAAGACCCATTAAATAATACTTGGGAAAATCTTAGAATTGCAACAAGAAAGGAGCAAGAACAAAATTCAAAAGGAATTAAACCGGGCACAAAAAGAGAAAGAAAACATAATGCACAAAATTTACCACATGGAATAACTCAAGAAATGATAAAAAAATATGTAGTTTATTATAAAGATTATGCTGATAAAGAAAAAACACAGATGCGTGAATATTTTAGAGTAGAAAAACATCCAAAACTAAATAAACCTTGGTCTACAACAAAATCATGTAAAATAACTATTCAAGAAAAATTATTGCAAGCTAACAAAGTTGTAGATGATCTAGAAAATGATATTTATCCAGAAAAAGAAGTTTCCAATTTACCCAAGCATGTATCATTAGTTATATCTAGAGAGAAACCTCATTTGGTATTTGAAAAAAGAATAGATGATAAACGGTTAAATGTTAAAATGGTATTACCAGAAGAATATGATTTACAAGAGCAATTAGAAATATTAAATGAAAAAATCAAAGAAAAGTATGATATTACTTTATTTTAATATTTAATAAAGGGTGTGCATACTAAGCACTCCCTTTATTTATTTAGTTTATTCATATTTATTTTCTTTTACACCTTTTAACATTTCAAACGCAGAGAAAAACGGCATAAAAAATAATTAAAAAATGTAAAATCAACAGGCGTGCTTACTCTTACGAGGTTGTTTCTTAACGCCGTTTGTCTTTTTCAACCTTTTTAAAGGTTGATCCAAATTTTTACACCTTTACACATTTAAAATTCTGAATTAGTATATTATAAACTAACTTAAATAAATAATATAATTTTATACATAATGGGTAATTTAACAGCAAATAATTCTGAAAAATATTATAATTCTCATTATACATCATTAAATGATAATGAAATAAAACATATAAGATCCAACTATAAAGTCATTGATGTAGATTGGTTAGATATTATTTTAATAAATAGTAAAATGTTTCACGATGATTATTTTATAAAATCTCCTCAAAAAAAATGTGTAATTAATAATATGGCAGAATTTTATCTGAATCACAAAGATAAAGAAATTTATAAAAAAACAGATTATCTCTGTGACGAAAAAGAGAAAGTTTGTATATGTAATACTCATGCACACGATTTTAGAAAAATATATGATGGAATAAATTATAAACAAAATATAACATATATTAGTTGGGGCAAAAAAAATAAGGATAAATTATAATTATGTTATGTTCGGCGTTTTAAATGAGAAAAGGTATAAAAAAAGCAAAAAGATATAATACATGATCATAATAACCAAAAACATTTATTAATTATAATCATTTAAATACAATAATTTAAATACTTATATAATGTCTGTAACCCCTGTTATTTTAATTTTTGGTGCAAATGGCTGGATCGGTTCCAAAGTATACAACTTGTTAGTTGCTTCTAATAAACAAATAACTGTATATAAGGCTCAATCTAGAGCAGATGATACAATCGCTGTTGAAAAAGAATTAGACAGTTTTCCTAATGCAGTAACCCATATTATGAGTTTTATTGGCCGAACACATGGAACATATGAAGGTCAAACAATTGGCACAATTGATTACTTAGAGAAGCCGGGCAAACTAGTTGAAAATATGCGAGACAATTTATTTTCACCATTAGTGTTAGCTGAAATTTGCAAGAAACGCAACATTCATTTCACTTATTTAGGAACTGGGTGTATTTTTGACTACGATGATGCACATCCACTAGGCCAATTAGATTCGGGATTTGTTGAAAGTGATAAACCAAATTTCTTCGGATCATCTTATTCAATTGTAAAAGGATATACAGACAGATTAATGCAAACTATGTTTGATACTACAGCACTCAATGTTAGAATACGAATGCCAATTACAGATGAAATTAATCCGCGTAATTTTATAACTAAAATAACAAATTATGATAAAATATGCTCAATTCCAAATTCAATGACTGTTTTAAATGAATTACTGCCAGTATTAATTGAAATGGCATTAAAAGGTCAAGTAGGAACAGTCAATCTAACAAATCCAGGAACAATAACTCACAATGAAATTTTAGAAATGTATAAAGAAATAGTAGATCCAAAATTTAGCTGGTCTAATTTCTCTATTGAAGAACAGAATGCAATATTGGCTTCAAAAAGATCAAATAATTGTTTAAATACGGAAAAGCTAGAAAGTATAGCAACTGTTAAAGATATTAAAACATCTGTTAAAGATATAATTATACAGATGAAATCAAATGAAACTGATGATAAAAAAATATTTGTTAGTTTACAAGCATTATAAGAATATTTAGTGTTTTCTTGTTTTTCTATGTTTACTAGTCTTTTTGTTTCCAAGAGCAACTAATTTGGGTGATAATTGAGACACACTCACACCATAAAAATCTGGAAAATCTTCATGAACCATCATATTATTTCCATGTTTTTCCATAATTAAAGCAGCTTCTGGTGTACAACGACTATTATCAAATAAATATAAATTATCTGTCATATTAACTATATCTTTAATTCCCATTATATATGATTTAGCGCGTTTGGTATCCTTAAATTCATCATATACTTTTCCAACAACAGGTAGTTGAACAGGTTCTCTAGCTGTATATGTTATATTACGATGTTGAGCTCTTTTTTCACATAGTTCTCTAGTTGAATAAACTATTGCAATATCAATAGTATAACCTGCTGCTTTGGCTTGTTTCATAACATATTTTATTGGTTCTTTCATTTTACCGGTTGTATCAAGAATAAAATCATACTTATCATTTATAATCATCACGCCAAGTAGTTGAATTATTTTTGCAAAATCTACAAATATTCCTTTGGCTTTTTCTCCAAATTCTCTAGTAGCAATAATCCTTACTTCATCTACATCCAAGTTTACGGCATCATTAAACTGTAGTTGATGTTTAACAGTGGTTTTTCCAGCAGCCATTGGTCCAACTAAGGATAACATTTTTGGATGTTCTTTTGGTTCAGTTGAAGGACTTTTAAGTTGATCTATAAGAGAGACAAGAAATTCATTGCTTAACCAAGGTTTCTTTTTAAGCATTGCTGAACTAATTTCAGGTGTTGGAGGTGTTAGTACTTTTTCTGAAGATGAAAATTTTTTTGGACTAACAGGTTTTGTTATTCGTTTAGTGTTTTTTTTTGTTGTTGTAAGTTTACGAGATTGAGATTCTTGTTCTATAGGAGTCTGTGCATCAGTATTTTTTTTTAAACGATTTGCTCTTACAGAACGTCTCATAGTTTTATTTTTTGATTTAGATACAGTATCAGAAGAAGAAGTAAAAGATATTTTAGGTTCTTCTTTAATTGTTTTTAATCTTGTAGACTTTCGTAATGACATATATATTATATTAATAAATTAAAAATTGTATTAATCAAAAATATATTATTAATATCTTTGTTTAGATAATAATAATAATATATTTTATATAGTTATATTATGATTAATTTAATGCAAAATGAAATAGTAGTTCCATCAATACATGAAGTTATACTAACACATAAACAAAAATTTCCAAAAGAAGGCATATCAAAAAATGTTATAAATTTTGAGAGAGAAGAAGATATGATTGTTATGTGCTTAAGTTTATTTGTTCATGATTATATTCATGATTATAATTTAGCTTCAATGCACGCCAGAGTTATAAAAGGAAATATAAATAGAATAGAACCTGATACACCAAGTTTATTTGAAATTTTGGGAATAACCATTGGAAACACAATATTTAAAATAATTGCATATCCTGTTGGTGGACATAGAGATATTAGTATGTATAATGATGATCAATATGAGGATGTTATTAAAAATGAACCATATTTTACAAATTTTTATAACTATTTAAATTCTAATGAAGCAGTTATCTCAATGGCAGGCGGAGCCGCCAAATATGAAGATCAACCTCAACTAATTACATTATCTGATGAAGAAAAAGAAAAAGAAAAACTTTTATTATTTCAAGAACAAGGTAAAGAAGATTTAGGTATAGGTGTTGATGTTGATGTAGCAGAAGGTATTATTAAAGATACTCCTGCGAAAACTATTGCATTTAATGATGTTGAAGATACATTATTTGTTCCATCTGTAATCGAAAGTCTAAATATAGAACAAATAATATCTGCATTTGAAAAGAATGCAGACTTCTTAGATTTTCATTCAGCATTAAATACATATATTGTTACTTATTTGGGATATACAGAATTAGGAGAAGAATTAGGAGAAGAAACAATTGAAGACAAAAATGAAATAGCTAATAATGCTATAAAATCATCATTAAAATATATAATAAATGATTTGAAAGATGCAAAGAAATCTATGTATGTAAATTTTTATGGTGATATGTTTGGTTTATTATTAGATTCATATGAAATTGTCATGAAAAAAATGGATAATAAAAATCCTAATCCATTTGATATACTAAACTCACCAGAAATGTTATATCAATTTATTATTTTTTATATTACCTATATAACTGTTGAAAATTATGACAAATTTACGGAATTAATTGACCAAATGAATGGAGGAGATGGAACAGATGATGAGGCTGATGAAGATGATGATGCCCTATCTCCAATATCAAGTGATCCAAGTTTAGAATCGGAATCCCCTGTATTAAAAGTTGGTGAAAAACAAATAGAAGAAGTACCTGAATATGTTTTTATAACCCACAATAACCTTTTAACTACCATTACAAGAGGAATGTTTATAAAACTAGGAATATGGAAACGAATATTTTTTCCTGATGTACTAATAGAAGAAATAACTCCAGATGATTATAAATTTGGCCCTGAACAGTTAAATCAAATATCATATGATAAATTAATAGAATTATTTCCAATCAATCCAGAAACTGGCGGACATAGAAACAATGAATTATTGATTTTAGAAATACTTATTCTAAAAAGATTGTTAGTTGAAATGTCACCAAGCAAAACATTAACATTTGGATCAAAAATTGACGATGATTTGAAAAACTATATGGATGCTTTTTATTTATATAATTATAACATTAAAGAACCATCTCAACGCGAAAGTTTAATTATTGATGATGATATTATAAATAATCCAGATTTTCAAGCAAATCCAGAATTAGAAAAAGAAACAGAAGAATTATTTGCTACTTGTCAAGAAGGTTGTATAGATTATGAAACTGATAATGCTAGATCTGACGATTATGGTTCTGATATAACGGAAGGAGGCATGAGATGGGAGGATCGAAAAGACCTTATAGAAATGAGACAATTTGAAAATAGAGGAAGAGAAGAAGAAACTCCTCTGACAATTAGTCCTCCTCCAGTAAGTAGTGATGAAAGTGTAATATCTGTTTCTCCAGTTGAGTTAAATCCTGATATTGATATAATTGAACAAAAAAAACCTCCATCAATACCTGTTCTATTTAATAAAATGAAGAAGATGTATCAAAATAATATGTTAGCAATAAATCAATTACTAAGTAGTGAAATAGAACCTGTTGTAATAGATGGAGAACCAATCACAAATCTATATGATCTATTAAAATTAAATCAAGTATTGATGCATAAAAAAGGCACACAAGTAAATATTCCAGCTCCAAAATATAAATTTGTTATAAATAATGCAGCAAATGTTGGTTCAAATATAAATGGTTCAAGGATGTTTATACCAAGGAGTTTTTATATTCCTATTGCAGAGGCACTTGGTGAAATAAGAGAAAGAGTTTTTGAAGATGCAAGTGTAAATGAAGAAAAATTAGGAACTTTTGTAAGAGAATTAGAACAAAAATTAGATGAAAATTATAATGAATTAGAAACCCAATATGAAATAGAAGAGAAAGAATTAAATAGAAAAAAAAGGACAAAGGTAATTACTATTAGAGAGTATAATAGATTATTAGAACTAAAATACAATCAAAAGGTATTTGAAAGAACCCAAATAGTTCCAATAGAAAATAAATTATTTTTATTAGAAGTTTTAAAAGAAAATCCAGATTTTTATTATGATTTTGAAAAAAATGCTGCTACATGGTTTAGAGATAGTCAGCCAATATTTGGACTATATCGTAGTTTACAAAGAGGTACATTTTGTCCAACATCTTCTATGATGGATGCAATGGATAACTGTTCTTTAAAATACAATACAACAGAACCAAAAGAAGTTGGAACATCATATTCTGAAATTGTATATGAAGGTCCAGATGGTAGAAAAATATCATTTGGAGGTGTCGTTCTAAATTATAATACACCTACTGTAAATGGAGAAGAACTAACAGCAAAACTACATTATACACTTGATTGTAATGTAGGTGTAAGTCAAGGATCAGATATAATGACCTTATCAACAATGGGAATAAAGGTATCAGAGTCGAATGATTTGAAAGCAAGAGTAGCCTATAGAGGTGTTGTAAGTATGATAAAAAATATATATGATTCAATAGGGGGAGTACCAGAAGATAATGGTATAGGTTATATTCAAGAAATGTGGAAAACAATGCAATATCAATATAATCCAATGGGATTTAACATGTTATTGAGTGCAACTGCTCTTAAAACAATGGGTGATTATTTGCAAGAATGTCAAGCATGTTTTAAATGGGGTGGATATGTTAGTAATACGACTGAGTTTCCTTTAGAAATGCCAGATGAAATTAAAGACAAATTAATTTACAGAAGTGTTAGCGAAGGAGGTAGAATAATACCATATGATCAAAATACTGGTAATGGATTACGATTAGGTATTCAAGGAGATAGACCATCTGGATTTCGCTCCATATATATGTTATTAAATGGTGAAGGGGCTGTAAATGATCAAGCAATAACAGGATATATGTTTACATCGTCAACTCAAAATCCATCCAGAAGTTTGTTAGTTGCTAGAAATAAGGGACAGATAAATTCAAATGGTTTAAAAGGTAGTGTTATTTATGTTACAAGAGAATTACAAGTTCCAGATAGGGATGAATTGTTAAGATCATTGGAGTTTTTAAATATAAAGGAAAAGAATAGAAAAGTTGAAGGAGAATATGTTGTTCCAGAAATAGTTGATAGTACTATAGTAGGTTCAGAAGAAGTAACTGGTCAACTATTAGTAAATCCTATGTCTAAAATACATCCATTAAAAAATAGTGCATATGAATTACTACTAGATTATAATGATAGTAGTTTTGATCCACTTCAGCCAGAAGTTGAAGTTGAAAATGAAAAAACTGATGCAGAGGAAGCAAGAGAACAACGAAAAAATCAATTTAAACAAATAAAAGGTTTAGATTTACAATCAAAACAAGCGCTAGCTAACAAAAAAGCTAGAATAGCTGCAGAAAAGCAAGCTGAAAAAGAAAGAATAGCTGCAGAAAAACAAGCTGAAAAAGAAAGAATAGCTGCAGAAAAAATAGCAAGGGACAATGCAGAAAAATCAGCAAGAATAATGATTAATAATTTACGTTCTGATTTAACAACTAAACAAAAACAATCAACAAAAATAGCTAGTATTCCTTTTGACTTTTTAGATCAATTAAAAACAGATAATAAAATTCCAGAAGGAATTAATTCCGAAATTTTTGATATTATATATGAAAAAGCTTTAGAAGATAAAAGAATATTAGATGAAGCTGCTGCAGAAGAAGAAAGGAAAAGACAGGAAAGGGCAATAAAAAAAGAGGAAAGGGCCGCCTTAAAGGCAAAACAATTGGCATATGAATCTAGTCCTGAAGGAATAGAAGAAGCACGACAAAAGGCAGAAGAAGAAAGACGATTAGCCGAAGCTAAAGAAATACGATTGGCAGATGAAGCAAGAATAAAGAAGGAACAAGATGAAGCAAGAATGTTGAAAATTTCCCTTGAAATACATGACTTAGAAAATGAAAAAGGCAAAAAAATGAAAAAGGAAGAGTTACTAAAACAACTTGTAGCACTTAGGAAGGAATTAAAACAATTAGAAAGAGAATATAGAAAAGGAGGAACATTATCAGATAAAAAGAAATATATTCATAAAATTACAAAAAGAGGTAAGAAAAATAAAAATAAACTAACAAAAAGACATAAGAAGATTAAAAAACCAAAAAGAAGTCGTAAACTTGTGTCGTAAACTTGTATCGTAAACTTGTGTCGTAAACTTGTAAAAAATGTATAGGCGTTATAAAATAATAAATATATTATATAATCTATTTATTATGAATTTGTTAGTTACAGGTGGGTGTGGTTTCATTGGATCTAATTTTGTAAATTATTATTTTAAAGAGAATTCAGATGCAACTATTGTTAATATTGATGCAATGTATTATTGTGCCTCAGAGATGAATGTTTCAGAGACTGTAAGAAAATCCGACAGATATCATTTAGTAAAAGGTAATATTAGTTCTTTTGATTTAGTGGCCAATATTTTAAATATTTATCAGATAGACACTGTAATTCATTTTGCAGCACAATCACATGTTCAAAATTCTTTTGATAATGCTCTGCAATATACACATGATAATGTAGTTGGAACCCATACATTGTTAGAAGCTTGTCGCAAATATGGTAAAATTAGTAGGTTCATTCATATTTCAACTGACGAAGTTTATGGCGAATCAATGTTGTCAGAAGACGAAGAGAAAAAACATGAAGGATCTATTTTGTGTCCAACAAATCCATATGCTGCTACCAAAGCTGCAGCTGAATTGATTGCAAAATCATATTATCATTCTTTTAAAATGCCAATTATAATTACAAGAGGTAACAATGTTTATGGTCCAAATCAATATCCTGAAAAATTAGTGCCGCGTTTTATTGAATTACTTTTACAAGACAAGCAAGTAACAATTCAGGGAGATGGTTCAAATGTAAGAGCTTTTTTGCATGTTAATGATGTATGTAGTGCGTTAAAATTAGTATTAGAAAAGGGGGAAATTGGAGAAATTTATAATGTTGGGAGTGATGATCATCATGAATATACTGTGAAACAAATAGCTGATATGTTGATTGGAAAACTTCAAGGAACAGAGAGCTATGATGAATGGATTAGATACATTGAAGACAGACCATTTAACGACAAAAGATATTATATTAGTAATCAAAAGGTGAAAAATCTTGGTTGGACAATTGAAACAGACTTTAATAAAGGATTGGATGATTTAATTGAAAAAATGCGATCAACTGCAAAATAAAAAATTTATTATTTTGTTTGTTTTTTTGAATTATAATTTACCATATTAATTTATAATTTAACATTTAATATTTATTTAATTTTCATCATCTTCTAAATCATAATCTGACGAATTATCTTGATAATCTTCTTGTAAATCATCTGCAGAAACAGATTGTTCTTCCGCTTCGTCTTCATCTTCATCTGGAAATACTTCATATTCGTCGCCATTCCATTTAACATTTTTTGAATTAAAGAGCATATTCATATTTAACACTTCTGGTTTTTCAGTTGATCCAAATCTTGTGAATAATGTTGTAATTTGATCATCATCTCTAAATCGTGCACTATATTCTTGCTGTATATTATTTCGTCCAATTCGTCCAAGAGCTTGAATAATTTTTTCCTGAGTTAATCCCAAATCCTTGCTTAAATATCCATGACAGAATTGATAGTTTGTTCCGTAAATGTAATCACTGTCTGCAATAGTCATAAATAATCTTTGAGAATCTGCAAGTTTTTTCATAATTTCAGTATATGCAGCACTTTTATGATTAGTAAATACTCCAATACCAAGCAACAGCAATACTTTCCAACTGTCATCAACATTATTTAAAGACATAATTGCATCAACATCTTCTTCATTTACACTGCTAGTAAATGTATTTGGCGAGTCAATACCGAAAGCCCATTTTTCTTTATGAGAAGAGCGATTGGGTACAAATAAATCATGAAGTGTTGCACTTTTAATCATTTGACTAAGCAATACAAGTTGCTCTTTCTTTTGTATAATTTCTTTATCTTTTGATTTATCTAACATTTCGCCAGCAACCTTTTCCTTTTTTTTGCTATCCTTTTTTTTAGATTTATCACCGCCTGTTCCAGAATCTCCAGATTTTTTGCCCATTTGTTCCTGTGTATTTTCTAATTCTGCTTCAATTGCTGCAATCTTTTCAGATACCTCATTGTTAAAATCTATTTTATCCTGGATATCTTTCATGACACTTGCAGGTATATTAGCTTGCTGAATACAAAACTTGGCAATCTTTGTAACATCTTTTGCTAAGAAGATTGTAGGACCATCTGTAAGTGTATATGCATCTTTAGTTGTCACATATATAGCACAACTACCAGGTGGTCCCATTTCTATAACTGGTTGTTTTTGTGGCAGTTGCAAACTAGTCATTCGTTCAATAGCAGATCCAGATTTCATAGTTTCCAAACTAGTTGTCTTAGTAATTTTATTGCCTTTAGGATCCACTGTGTTATTATGTTTAATTTTTTGCATTCTAGTTTCTTTAAAGAAATTAAAGATTTGTGGCCATCTGTCGGGAACAATGTTTTTCAATACTTTAAGATAATGCATTTTTATAGTTTGCATTGTGATATCATTTGCAGTCATAAAGTTTCTGGAAAATTTAGCAGATGACCTTACTAATTGAAATTCCTCAACATGCATGATAAATCTGGAAGCTTCTGTTAAGTCAATGTATCTGAGTAGTGTCAAATTTTCTTCGCAGTGATGAACAATTTCAAGGACTTTTTCATAATCATTGCTAATGTAATGTGGCATAACAGTGTATCCATTATTATTCAAAATAGGAATTGTTTTGCGGCAATCATGGCTTGCAATATTGAATATTCTTGGCTGCTTAACAACTGTCTCAAATGTGAATTCTTTATCATTTGAAAAGCCAAATATGTAATCTGCGAATTTTTCTTTAAAGTCTCTAATAGTTTCATCTAGCTCGTGCATTTTAGGAAGAGTAGCAGACGATAATACTATATTTGGAATCATATTGTCCTTCCAATTTTTCTTAATAACTTTATGCAAGTCATGTTCTACATAATCCATTGTAATTGTTGGCTCATCCCAATAAGTGATAATATCTTGAGCTTTATTGAATGACAGCATATAATACATTGCGCACAAATAAGATCTGATATCGCAAATAATAATTTCTACTTTGTCACCTACTGAGTTATCTACTTTTCCAATGCCACCAGTGCGTTTATTTCTAGTATATTCTTTGGCTGCAAAGAAATGTAAGCGGATATCATCTGCAGAAGAACAACCAAATGCAAATGCAATTTTTTTTCCTGCTGAAATAGCTGATCTGGCTAATGCGATGCCAACATGTCTGGCAGCACAAACAAATATAACTTTGTAACTTTCGGAGAGACCAAGAGGGGTAAGTGTCTTGCCAGTGCCGGTAGGAGCAATGTAGAGGACTAATTTTGGACATGGGATTTTGCAAACTGAGAATATTTCTTTCTGATGACCATATAGCTGCATATCGCTATATTTTAATAGATTTGAATTGCGCTCGATATATTCATATGCATTTCTGACAATTTCTAGCAGATCAACTTCTTTTTCAATATTTTCTAGAATTGCATTGATGATTTGTTTTACATAGCAATTTACTTTGTCAATATTATTTTGCATTAGATTTACAAGAGTGTAATAGTTTAATATCCATAATTTATCACCCATAGCTTTATAATGAAACATGTGCTCCAAATTTTTGACTAGAATGAATTCATATATTTCAGTTGTATTTTCATTAATTGCATTAGATCGTTCAATACGAATTTGATCGCTACTTTTGAGTTTAACAAGTGCGCAAATTTTTACTTGACAAATAAAATTGCCATTTGTATCTTGTTTTCTTTCTATTTCTTCATCCGATGCAGTAACAGTTTTTGCACGATATTTATTATTATCGTTACTGAATGTAATATAAGTGATCTTGTGTCTACCTAGTAAATTTTTTATTCGTTCAGCAAAGTGTTTATTGTAAAGAAAGTCTTCCATCTGTTGACTATATTCAATTTTCAAAAAACTGAACAATGAGTTAGTTTTATTCATTCTGATATTGACATCTGTAAAACCAGATATTATTAATTTTAATATTGCCTCTTCATCTTTTGAAACAGGCATTTCAATAGAGTCCCATTCGGATTTAGATAATTTTCGTTGAGTAAGATCCATTTTGTAGCTTTAAAGTGTTGTTTAGTTACTTATACTGTTGTCTTTAAGTCAATTTAATATTTCAATTTTTTTAAGGACCCAGATTTCTTTAAAAAATTGAAATTAAAAATAAGTATTATTAAAGATATAAACATATGATAATATAACTATTAATAATAAGAATGTCTCAAAATAAACAAAATACTGTAACTCTTGTTTCATTTGATGGTGATATTGGTTCGGGTAAAAGCACCATGATGAAAAAAGCGGAGGAATATTACAAAAATAATGCAAATGTTATATTTGCTGAGGAACCTGTTAGGAAATGGAACCAAATCAGAGATAAAAATGGTACAGAAATTCTGAAGTTATTTTATCAAGATCAGGAGAAGCATGCATTCAAATTCCAAATTATGGCATTTGTCTCTAGACTAGCTGGATTAAGAGAAATAGTTAAGGCAAATGAAGGAAAAAATATTGTGATTATTACGGAGCGAAGCTTATATACAGACAAGGAAATATTTGCAAAGATGTTGTATGATCAAGGAAAAATGTCGGATGTAGAGCATCAAATATATTTAACATTATTTGACGAATTTGCTTCAGAATTTGAGGTAAATAAGGTTGTTTATATAAGAACTGATCCTGTAAAATGTCATGAACGCATACATATAAGAGCCAGAGAAGGTGAAGAACTGATACCATTAGCGTATTTAGAAGAATGTCATAGATATCATGAGGCATTTTTGGACCAGGATCGCGGACTATTCAAGGAGCAGTTAGTATTAGATGGTAATCAAGATATTTATCAGAATGCGACATTAGCAGATGATTGGATGCAGCAAATCAATGCCTTTATATTTGATATCAAAGTTTAAATTAAATAATTTAGTAAATATTAGTTTAACAAATTGTCTTTAAGTATTAGATAAAATTATATATATTTTATTTGAAATTTTTTATTCAAAAATTCATTACATATTATTAAAAGATTTAAATAATATACAATATAGATCTTTATATAAATGGAACCAAAAAATACTAATGAACTAACAAAAGATATTGTTGTTATTTGTCCTCATTGTCAAATGCTCATTGAAATAGAGCAATTAAATTGCCGCATATTTCGGCATGGTACTTTGAAACATAATGGTCAGCAAATGAACCCACATGAAACTAAAGAAGTATGTGACTATTTCGCAACTAACAATATGATATACGGTTGCGGTAAACCATTTCAAATTATAGAAAATGAGAAAAAAGAATTTATTGCGATAATATGTGGCTACATTTAATTAAAAAACAAAATCAACTACAACTGGATAATGATCTGAATTCCATTTACCACAATATTCTCTGTACTCATGATATATATATGCATTAATTATTTTAGTATTTATTTTTGATGTTACCAAAATATGATCAATCATTGAATAATCTTTTTGTGAACTAGTTTCACAATTATTATCAGAGTCCCACCAGTCACTGAAACGCTCATTTTGAGCAACCCTGGACGCCACATTTGTTAGTGTATATTTACCTTTGTATTCTCCATCCAATCCTTTCAAAATATCTAACACTTTTGAAGTTGGTTTATCAGAGTTTATATCTAAAACTTCTGCATCATAATCATTCATATCACCTAACAAAATGATTTCATATCCTTTTACAAGATAATCATATACTACATATTGTAGAACTTGAGCTTGAGCTTCTCTTTGTGCACATCGCGACGGATCTGTTGGATATGCTATTAAATGTGCTGCAATAAATGCAGTTTTTAAACCTCCAAAATTATATTCAGTAATATAATGCTTGCTAACACCAGAACTTCCTGTTCCTGTATATCCACATTTAGATCCAACAACAGGATAACTAACCTTAGTTTCTGTACGATATAAACTAACAAGAGGATCTATTTTGGTTATCATGCCAACATTTTGTCCCGTGCTTGTATCAGTTCCCTTTTTTAAATATGGTTTATATGCAGTGCTTCCATTAATGACCATATTTAATTCATCACAGCCTTCAACCTCACAAAAATTTACAAGATCCGGGCTCAAATCATTTAATACATTTGAAACATAAGATAAATGTGTTTGAGCATCTGCTACAGTTTTCCATGTGCAACCATTACCAGGACAATTTGCTGAACTATAATAGTCAATAAATAGCCATTCTACATTATATTGAACAAGGCGAAACTGGTTTTTGTTAGTTCTTCTATCGCCAATAGAGGTAACAGCAGGACATTCAGTGTCAGCTTTTACAAAAAGGGTAAATGCTAATGCAAGCAAGCTAGTGAATATCATTATTATATATTTATATTTAAAATTGAAATAAAATTTTAAAGATAAAATGCTATTATAACTAACAAATTATATAGTCAAATGTTAAAACGATTAGTTAGAAGAAATGAAACAAAGTGTGCTAAAATATTTCCTTCCGCTGATTATAAATTAAATTTTGATGGTGCTAGTAAAGGAAATCCTGGTCTATCTGGAGCAGGAATGGTAATTTATAAAGATGGCGAAGAGATATGGTCTTCGTGCAAATTTATTGGATACAAAACAAACAATCAAGCTGAATATTCTGCACTTATTTTAGGTCTTGATAATGCACTTAAATTAGGAATAAAGCGACTATCTGTTTTAGGGGATAGTTTGTTAGTTATCAATCAACTTAACAATATTTACAGGGTAAAATCAGGTTTCCTTTTTGATTTACACAAAGAGGCAGTAACTTTAAAATCCAAATTTGAATTTATTGAATTTATTCATGTATACCGTGATGATAATAAAAGAGCAGATGAGCTTTCCAATCTAGCTTTAGAAAATATAACGGATCTTTCTTATGAAAAGGAAGATCTTGGTATCCAGGAATTACATGAAGACTGGATTGAAGATAAAAAAACAAATGAAGAAATATGTGTTGTAAAAAAAGATAGACCTATAAGCAATAAAATGAAACAAACAAAAATCACTGATTTGTTTTTAAAAGGCAATTTATTTCCAGAAATTTAATACTCTAATAAGGATATATTTAACATAGGATGTGGTTTAAACCTAAGAATATCAATGTTTTTTTTGTTAGTATTAGTATTGTTTACAGGAAATAGATCTTTCCCATAAATATCATGAAGCAAAAGCCATTCAAATAATCCGCCCATATATGCATATACATCATAGAAACCTAGTGCAAGTAATTGTTGATATTTTTTATCAACTAGATCATCATTACAATGTTTGCCATAAATAATGATTTTTATGCTACGATTTTCCTTCAAATATTTGTTGATGATAGCTTCTTCTTTTTCAACGCTTACGGTAGTAGATATTAGACAATCTTGGCTATCTACTGGAAGTGTATTAATAAGCATATAAATTTCGGGATTTTTGACGACTGTTTGCATATCTTCATAATTGATTTTTTTCATTGATTGAGAATTGCCCATTTTAATTTATATAAAAGTTGTATAAAAGTATTTAAATCTTTTTTGTTAGTTTAACTAATTTAACTAATTTAAAAAATTGAAAAAAATAAATTATTTATAAAGTTTACATTAAATAATCTTTATAAATCTCAAATAATGAATACTGAATATGAATTTGCCATGTTTTACAACAATTTTATTTCTGACTTGTTACAGAAGCCGCATACTTTAGAAATGCATCAATTGCTTCTAAACAAAAAAGCTCAATCAGATAAGGAAATTGTTATTTTATATCAAACTTGCTATAATCGCAAGTTTTATTTAGAAGAGATAAAAGATCTTAAAAAAATCCCAAATCATTTATATAATTTGGTTTCAAATGAAAACATTGTTATTAATATAGATTGTTTATTGCTACATCAAATTGGGCAGCTACCTGAAGACCTTATAAAACTTATCGGATCTTATTCACCTCATGTAAAAAATCAAAAAAGTCTAATTCGCATTGAATTTTACGATAATTGGTTTAAAATAAATAAAAAACGCATTATCAGTTTACTAACAGGCTGGTCTAAGGTCAAATTAGCATTTGCATTGAATAATATTCGGTCGCAAAATAATCCTTACTATAATTGCTGTCTGAAAGGCATGAGAGAATACAGAAAAGGAACATCATTAATGTTTAAATCACGAATAGAAACATTAATTGAAGAAAAAGGTAAGCGATCAAATATGGAACAATATAGCTTGTTATTAGCCATTGAAAAATATGATAAAAAGAAATAAATTAATAAATATTTAATTAAATTGCACAACAATTTCTACTTTCTCTTTCTTGATGCTCTTTGTAGCGGAAACCGAGAGCTCTTCTCTTTTTTTTCGTGTCTTTGAGTTGTCACCTAGTGCCAAAAGTTCCTTGCGCTTTGAAGTGCTATTACGGTTATTCATGTCCTTTTCAATGGTATCATAATTGGTCTCAATATAATCAACTACTTTATTTTCAAGAGCCCATTTAAAGAAATTTAGTTGTCCGATCGTAGTCTCAATGCATTTACCGTCTTTGTATGGAATACTTATTCTATCCCACCTACAAAAAGGGTCAAATCGTCTTTTGCTGTAAGCTTTTAGCTTCAACTTGTAATCATCATAGACCTTAAATCGTCTTGCAACATTTTCTGTAGTTTGATCAATTATGTATAGAGTATAATATTTTTTGGCATAGTTGGTTGCAAACCAATCCACAATTCGTAACGAAATTTTAGATTCACCGGTAATAATTCGCAGCATATTATCCAAATTATCATTATGCTCGGTATTATAAAAGACCATTAAGTTTTTCAAAAGAAGATCATTTTGAGTGGTATATGAGCTAGAACTTGTCATGACTATTATTTAAGCTTTCAAACTTTTATTTAAGTTGTTTTAAATAAGATATATATTTAGTAAATTTTATCAAAATAATCATAAATAAATAAAATTAAAATATCAAAATATAATATTATGGATAACTTCATGGATACATATTTTGGCCCTTTAGGTAAAGAGTATTGCATATACTTTTATGTATTATCTATTATTTTTGGAGTAACTTTTGTTCTCAGTGCAATTTCTATTGTATCTTTTATGGTAATGAATAGTAAAAAGGTTAATTCTATGTTTATTGTTAACTCCATTATGGTTTTATTAAATTCCTTTTTAGCTTATTTGGCTAACAGATTGTTGAATACTATGTGTGTTAAGACCATATAAGTAAAAAACATTGTAAAAATATTTAAGATTCATTTTCTTCATTATTTTTAATTTTATCTTGACTTGTATTGATCGGTTTTAAGAACATATCTCTAACAATAATATCATTAACATAACTTGACTGGGAAGTTAAAAATGGATTTGCACCTCGTTGTTGTACTAATTCTCTATCTGCAACACGATTGTCTAATTCTTCTCTTTTGTTAGTTGGTTCAAATCCCTCTATAAAGGATTGGCTGATTGCACTTTGTTGAGTGTCAATTTCGGCTACATGTGTATCTGTCTCTTTCCGTTTTTCTGGTCTAGCACTTTGATAATAAGGAATGCCTAGAGTCCATTTCCAAAAATATAAATCTTTATTCATTATTATTATGATTATTTAAAATAATGAATTTCTAAACTTGTATTACAATCCCTCACGAGTTATTTTCAAATTCTTGGTCATAAAAAATGCCTCTTTGTTAGTTCGTCTTCTTTTTAAGTTGCATTCTAAGCATGCAATTACTAAATTACCTTTATTATGTCCTATATCATTATTGATCCTATCTAGAGACCATTGTTTCATTTCTCTCACAAATTCATATAATAAATAGGTCTCACATGCACAATAATGACATTTCATATTGCATGCATTTAATAGTTCAATAATATATTCAAATGTTACAAATTCTTCATCTGAAAATATATTCTTTAATGTGTCTTGATGTTTGTAGCTAGATATTTTTGTTTTAATGTGACCAATAGTTAAATTTGTTAGTTTGGTCTCAGCATCGGAAGTAGGATTTTTATCAAATAATCCCTTTAATATTTCTAATTGGGTTTCAAATAATAACTCTTGTTCATTTAACCCCCATGTGTTAGTTTCAACCTTTTTCTTTTTTTCCTTTTTTTCTTTATTTGAATTTACTTTTTTCATTTGATATTTGGTAGTGGTTCCTGTAAATATTATTTTTTTTGTTCCATCAGTATTTATTTGATCATTATTTTCTATTATTGTCTCTGTCTCTGTCTCTGTCTCTATATTTGGTTTCAAATCAGAAATATAAATTGTTTTAATATTATCCATAATAATTAATTACATTATTATTAATTACATTAAAAAAACCAATATAAATATTCATTATTAATATAATATTTAAAAAACTGAGTTAAACTTATCTCATTATATTAATGTATATATTATGCAAAAAGAAAATACAGAACAAAAAGATCACGACAAAGAATGTAATGAACTCAAAACAATTAAATACAAAACACTTCTTATGAATGGTGTAGCATGGCCTGAAACTAAATCTTCTAGTGATCTAACAAATCTAGATAAATTTTTAGAAAGTGAAAAAAATAGCAATGCAAATGAACCTTGGAGTAAATTAGACAAAACCGCTAAAATTAAAAAACTCTCTATTTTTGCAGAAAGTTATAAAATAACAAATAATTTATCTGATGAAGATTTTGACAAACTAACAAAATTTTTTAAAGATTGTCTTGATAGAAAAAAATTACAACGAGTTAAAGATGTTATATACGATAAGGTTAATGGTGAAGTAAAGGATGTTCCTGCACTTCATCATAATAAACAATCTAATCACTTTACACTTAAAAATACAGACAAACATATTTCAACTACTAGAAGTCTAGCTCCTAAAAAGGTAAGAGGTACTGCTAAAAATGTAGTAAATTATGATTCAGACACATCAATATGAGATATCAGACACATCAATATGAAATAGTTCAATCATTACTTTATTTGCAGTTTCAATATATTTGTCACCACATAATTTCAAAAGAACACTATATAACATCGTAAAAACTACCTGAAATTTTATTAGATCATCACAAGGTTTAATATTTAATCCATTCACCTTTAAATTATTATTAACAACATAATCATTTAATTCAGAAAGAGATTTAAATATATTTATTTGATTAAAATGTTTTGACACATGAAAAGTATCATTAATAAAATTTATTAGCATTAATAAAATCTTATCATGATGATTTTTTTCAAGATTTAAAATACATTCAACAGGTTCAATAAGACCAGATGTTAATAATTTTTGTGCCATTTCTTCAGCTGATACATTACACATATTTGCAAAAATATAATAAAAAGTCTCTTTCATTTTATTAATTTCATAAATTATTCCAAAATCTAAAATACCTATTTTATATTTATTTTTTTTGTCATTTTCATCCTTGATAAATAAAATATTTCCCATATGCAAATCACCATGACACAACCCATTCATTAACATGGTTACTAAAACAAATTTTATTACTTGCTTTGAATATTCATCATAATATACTGGATTAATCATTTGCAATGTTTCGCCTTTGATGTAGTCCATCAAAATAATATTTGAAAACCTATTTGTCACTTCTTCATAAACATGTGGTATTATAACATATTTTAATTTTTTGCAGTTATTTTTCATTATTTTCATATTCTCAACTTCTTTCATAAAATCGGTTTGTTGATTTATTAAATGTATATTATTATGTACTATATCAGATATATTAGAATTATTAATAATTGGGATAAATGATAATAATTTTATGCAAAACAACATTTTTTGTATACCATCTTGTAAATTAGCATGTATATTCTTTCTTTTTATTTTAATAATAACCGTTGATGTATCTTCATTACCATAATTTCTTTTACCTTTAAATACTAATGAGATCATTCCTGAATTTATTGGCATGTAATCGTTTAAAATTTGTATGTTAAATTCTTTTTCAAAAATAATGAGAGAATTCATATCAATATCTTTATGATCCCATGGTGCATTATCAGTAAATTTTAATAGATTATCATGAATTTCTTGATTAATTATATTATTATTTAATGCAAAAGCCTGAAACAATTTAACATATAATATATTTTTTTTTGAAAGCCTGTTAGTTAAATTATAAATAAATGTTTTATAATTTTTAAATGCATAATATAAACATAATTCATCTAAAAAAATACAACATATACAAATAACAAACCAGCAATTATTAAAAAATGTTACAACAGATAAATAAATATTAGGTAATCCAGTTAATGACATATTTATATTAAAACGATACATTATCTATAAATTGTTTTAGCCTATTAAATATATTATAAATTAGATTTCCTATCATTTTTTCAAAAAAAACTGGTATACCATGATTATCTATTAAATCAATAATGCAGTTAATTTTAACATTATGTTTATTTTCTATATCACATGATATATCAATATTTTTAATTGGTAATAATTCTACATCATCAGGATATATATCTATTTTATTATCAAATGATACACAGTCAAATATCATTTTGTTAGTATCAGACTTTTTCATATTAATATTTAATGCTAAATAATAATGGGGTAATCCTAAATCTGAAAATAGATCTTTCAACAAAATATCAACATATACATTAGTTTCTGTTTGTTTATTTATTTCAACCATCTCAAATATATTAGGATTTAATTTGTTGATTAATTGTATCAAATCAAAATTAATAATAGATGAGACTAATATATTATTGTTATTCAAATTAAAAGTTAAGTTGAATTTATTTGATGTCAATTTTATAAATTTAAGACCATTTTTTTCTATTATTTTTTCATTGCTTAATTGCATTAATAATAAATGATAAATTAATAGATATTTTATAACTTATTAAATATAATAATTCATGATATATTTAATACTTAATATATTAATATAAAAACATCATGTTATATATTAATATATACATCTTTATTAATGAATTATGATACTAAAGATCTTGTAAATATTATTGATCTTATTATACCTGATGAAGATCCATTTTTCAATGAAGAAGACTCTATTGAATTATATGAAACTTGTTTACATATAATGGAAGAATTTATAAAAGCAAATCCTACTATTATTACTGATCCTGAATTTGAAGATATTTTTGATGACAATATTAATGAATTAATGACATCATTATTTGAATCAGATGTTTTTTACAATGATGAGGCTGAAGAAGAATTAGAAGAAATTATTGAACAAGCTAAAACAGATTTTTTTAAAGATTTTATGCCTATACGATCATATCATGGCTCTATCATTTTAGAAGAACCTGATTATGAATATGTTAAAGAACAAATTGCATTTCTTAAAAGCAAACCTCAGCCTGCTCAACGAACAAAAGAATGGTATGAATTCCGAAATAATTTAATTACTGCTAGTAATGCATATAAAGCATTTGATAGTCAAAGTAGTAAAAATCAATTAATATACGAAAAATGCCAACCAAGTCCTACTTTAAATTCAGAGTATGATTCTGACATAAAAATTGTGCAAATGGTTAATGTTAATACCAGTTTACATCATGGGCAAAAATACGAACCATTATCTGTTATGATTTATGAAGATATGTATAAAACAAAAGTAGATGATTTCGGCTGCATTCAACATGAAAAATATTCATTCTTAGGTGCATCTCCAGATGGAATTAATGTAGATCCAAATTCTTTAAGATATGGTCGTATGTTAGAAATTAAAAATATCGTCAATCGTGAAATTGATGGTATTCCAAAAAAAGAATATTGGATACAAATGCAGTTGCAAATGGAAGTTTGTGATCTTGATGAGTGTGATTTTTTAGAAACTAAATTTACTGAATATGAAAATGCGGATGAATATTGGAATGATACATCTGATAAAAGAAAAGGTGTAATTATGTATTTTCATACTAAAGATGGTAAACCTTTTTATAAATATATGCCTTTTGAACTTGTTAGTTTCAAAGAAGTAAATGATTGGCAAGAAGAAATGGTTGATTTATATCAATCACCTGAATACAATTATGTTTGGATGAAAGATTATTATTGGAAACTGGATATTGTTAGTTGTGTTTTAGTTTGTAGAAATCGCCAATGGTTTAAAGATAATATTGGAGAATTAGCTGAGATTTGGTCAATCATTGTTGCAGAAAGAGTTTCAGGATTTGAGCATAGAGCTCCAAATCGTAAACCAAAAACAATTGCGGATATTAATACTAGTTTTAATTCAAGTTCAAGTTCAGGATGTTTGTTGAATTTTAACAAAGAAAGTGGTAAAATAACTGTTATTAAAACTGGATCAAAACCTGAACCCAGTATTAGCCCTATTTCTAACCTTAATCTTAATATACATCCATTTTTCCACATTTAATGATGTCCTGCAGGCATCCAAAGGTGGATCCAAATATTATCCACAATTATGAAAGACCTATAATATTATTTTGGCTCCACCTTTAAAAGGTGGATTTAGTATAATATATTCTCGTTCGTTGGGATAGAAAAGAATAAATCATTTGGTTCACTTCTGTAATATCCTACGCGCGCTCCTGGACCTTCTTCTGCAGGAGGAAGAGGTTTTATTATATTTGTCTTATGTTTTGCATCATGATATAAAGCACCACAAAATTCTGCTCTAGAACATTGACCATCATCAGGATTGCGATTGTAACGAATATTATTTGTAATTTGTTCAAATGATCCCACTCCAAAAACAGGATAATCTTTCCAGATATCACTAGCGTTATTTGCAGAAACCCCTTTTGAATCTATCAAAGGAAAATCATCTAATATTGGTTTATCAACAGATCTTGGAAAATCTCCAGGAACCGTTAATTCATCACTTTTATATCTTTTATATCCTCTGAAACCCTCAAATGCTTTTTTATAAAATGGGGCTAAATATAATCCTACAATGAGTATAAATAATAAAAATAAAATACTTTTAATAGTGATGTCCTTCATTATATTATATATTATATATAAATATTAAATGCTTTGATTTTTAGTTTTATTTATAAAAATAAAAATAAAAATAATGGCTTAAAAATAAAAGAAAATATAATATATAACAATGTTAACTAACAATAATTCAGAGATGCGTGTTCAAAAAAGAAACGGATTATTAGAGGAAATATCCTTTGATAAAATTTTAAATCGTATAAAAAAACTAGGTCATGAAGCTAATATTCAAATTAATTATTCTTCACTTGTTATGAAAGTTATTGATCAATTATATGACAAAATACCTACTACTAAGATTGATGAATTAGCTGCAGAACAATGTGCTTCATTATCTACTTTGCATCCCGATTATGGAACATTAGCCGCTAGAATTGTTGTATCAAATCATCATAAAAATACCCAACCTAATTTTTCAGATATTGTAAACAAATTGTATAATTTTAAAGATATTCATGGTATAAATTATCCTCTGGTTTCTTCTGATTTATATGCATTTGTTAGTTTATATTCAAATGAAATAAATGAAATGATTGTTCATGATCGTGATTATTTGATTGACTATTTTGGATTCAAAACTTTAGAGCGAGCATATTTATTTAAGTACAATGGTCAAATTGTAGAAAGACCTCAGCATATGTGGATGCGTGTGGCAATAGGGATCCATTGCTCTAAAAATGATACAAGTTCTGCACTTCAATTAGTCAGAGAAACATATGAATTAATGTCTCAAAAGTATTTTACACATGCAACCCCAACTCTTTTTAATGCAGGCACTCCTCGTCCCCAATTATCTAGTTGTTATTTGATTGCTATGGAAGAAGACAGTATTGAAGGTATTTATAATACATTAAAAGATTGTGCTTCTATATCTAAATATTCTGGGGGAATTGGTCTTCATATTCATAATATTAGATCAAAAGACTCACATATTAAAGGGACAAATGGAAAAACTGATGGTATTGTTCCCATGCTTAGGGTTTTTAATAATACGGCTCGCTACGTAAATCAATCAGGCAAGCGCAATGGTTCATTTGCCATCTATTTGGAGCCATGGCATCCTGATATTTATGATTTCCTAGAAATGAAAAAGAACCACGGTGATGAAGAGCAAAAAGCGCGTGATCTTTTTTACGCCCTTTGGGTAAGTGATTTATTTATGCAGCGTGTAAAAGAACCCGGAGGCAAATGGTCTCTATTTTGTCCTCATGAGTGTCCTGGATTATCTCATGCTTATGGTCAAGAATTTGTCGCACTTTATACAAAATATGAGGCGGAAGGGCGTGCAAGAAAAGTAGTTGAAGCGCGTGATTTATGGTTTAAGATTTTGGATGCACAAATGGAAACTGGTACACCATATATTTTATATAAAGATGCAGCAAATAATAAATCAAATCAAAAAAATATTGGCACCATTATGAGTTCAAATTTATGCTGTGAAATTTTAGAATATTCAGACGATAAAGAAACAGCAGTCTGTAATTTGGCTTCCATTGCGCTTCCAGTATTTGTTGATCCTGTAACAAAAACATTTGATTATGATAAGTTACATGAGGTAACCAAAGTAGTAACTAACAATTTAAATCGTGTAATTGATATCAATTTTTATCCTACTGAAAAGACTAAGAGAAGTAATTTGAGACATAGACCAATTGGTATTGGCGTGCAAGGATTAGCTGACACATTTATTTTGCTAGATATTGCATTTTATTCTGATCAGGCAAAAGAAGTAAATCGCTTAATTTTTGAAACCATGTATCATGCAGCTTTAGAAAAGAGCAATGAATTAGCTATTGACAGAAAAGCTAAAAATCAAAAAGATTTAGGATTTTTGAAAACACAATTTGTAAATAATACTTTAAACTATTGTGATCTTAATGATTATGAATTTATCCAGGAGGAAATAGAAAAACTAGATGAAGACAGATGTGGAGCATATAGTTCATTTATTGGTAGCCCTGCATCTCAAGGAATTCTACAGTATGATATGTGGTCTAATTTTGCGGGACTATCATCTCGATATGATTGGTCAAAGTTAAAGGCATCTATTGTTCAACATGGAATGCGAAATTCGCTTCTAATTGCTCCCATGCCAACTGCATCTACCTCACAAATTCTAGGTTTCAATGAATGCTTTGAACCACTAACGAGTAATTTATATTCTAGACGAACATTGGCAGGTGAATTTGTTGTTGTAAATAAATATTTAATGAATGAGTTAATTGAAATGGGACAATGGAATGAACAAATAAAAAATAATATTATTGCAAACAAGGGATCTATTCAACAACTAACAAATTTATCTGAACATATGAGAAATAAATACAAGATTGTTTGGGAGATACCAATGAAGCATTTAATAGATATGTCTGCTGATAGAGGTGCGTTCATTTGTCAAAGTCAGAGCCTTAATTTGTGGATGGAAGATCCTGTGTATAATAAACTAACATCAATGCACTTTTATGCTTGGTCTCAAGGTCTAAAAACAGGCATCTATTATTTGCGTAGAAAGGCCAAACATCAAGCACAACAATTTACAATTGAACCGGAAAAGAAGGCAGTAGTTGCAGAAGAGGAAGAGATATGTGAAATGTGTTCTGCTTAAAGAGTATTTTTTATAAATTTATATAATAAAATGAAAAATAAATTATTATATAAATATTATTAATTTTAATTTAAAGAAGAATTTTACACATAATCTTTGCATAGTCCAAAAGTTCTACGATGCCACTTTGTAATACCATATGTTTTTATTCCATCCATATGTTTTTTTGATCCATAGCCCTTATTAGAATCAATTCCATATCTTTCAATCAGTTCCGGATTTTCTTTGCATAGATCATCAATGTATTTGTCTCGTTCTGTTTTAGCTAGAATAGATGCAGCAGCAATGGCAGTAAATTTGTTGTCACCACCTTCAACAGTTTCATAGTTTACCGTTACCAATTTGGTTTTGCCTTGATTTAATATTGTTAGTTGTTTAAAGTAATTGCCATCAATTAGCAAAAGTAAATTATTATAATTGGCGTCCAAAACATCTGTTTTACCATCTGTTTTTTTACTTAGCTGCCCAATAACACTTTTAATTGCCTTGTGCATCGCTGACTGTGTTGCCTGCAGAATATTAATTTCGTCTATAACTTTTTCATCTTCATATTCTACAGCCCATGCAATTGCATTTTGTTTAATATATTCAGCAACTTCATTAATCTTTTTGGGATTTTTTGATGTGAATTTTTTACTGTCTTTCATTTTAAAATGATCAAAACTGTCATCTTTAGGTAAAACAACTGCACCACTATATACTCTTCCTAACATAGGCCCTCGTCCTGCTTCATCTGCGCCAATTTCTACAGTGCCTAGTTCATGCATATATTTTTTAAGAAGACAAATAGGCACTTTGCTTACTATTTCTTCTTCTTTTTCTTCAATCAAAATAATTTCTGTTTTTTTAGCTCTAGGCTTCCTAACTTTCTTTTTTACTTCCTCTTTTTCTTCTTTTATTTTTTTTACTATATCTTCTGCTTCGCTATCACTAGAATCATCAATAATTTGAACACAGTTATATTGATTAGACATTTGTTAGTATATTATTAATATTAATATAAATATTTATATCTTTTAAATAAATCAATTTTTTTATAAATAACTTTTTTCACAATATAAATTATACAATGAACGGAGAAATCTTATTCCTTTTTGTCATATTATTATTAGCATTAATATTATGTACCTATTTAGGAGGCGATGATTGTGTCAATAAGCGTATTGAAGGCATGACATCTTATTCTGGATCTACTGCTAACACTAGTACTACAGTGTATGTAGCAGATAACGGTGCAACAGCTAGAATGACAACTGGTCCTAATGGAACCAAAGTGCTAACTGTCACTACTACAGATGGTTACAGAACTTCTTACTCTACTTCTTCTGGAGGAGATATTAATACTTATTATGCTTCCAATGGAAATGGCGGAACCGCAGTTCTAACAACTGATTCTAATGGTTCAGCAATTTTAACAGTTACTGATGCAGACGGGACCAAAACTGTATTTACTGTTCAAAATGGAAATGTAAATAGTTATTCTACATCTAGTTACGATAATTACAATCACTATTCTGGAAATTCACATGCATCAATTTATTATGGCCCTGATGGCGGCACTGCTAAAATAATTGATACTGGTAATGGTGGCACTATAGTTATTACTCGTAAAGATGGAACTACTGAAATCTATTATATTGATGAGAATAATTCTAATACTACTACCTATATAGGGCCAAATGGTGGAACTGCAAAAATAATTACTGACGCCAATGGGAAGTCCGCTGTTGAAATTACCAGTCCCAATGGATCCAAGATTGTTTACACAGAGGACAATACTTATACTTACAACAGCAATACAGGCGAGGTTAATCAGTATTCGCACTACAATGGATACAATAATGTTGATACTAACACTTATTATGGTCCAGCTGGTGGCACTGCAACTACGGTTACGGGACCTGCCGGCAACACTGCAGCGAGTGTGGATCCTAATACATACTACAATTCACTTCCACCTGGTATCCCTAGAAGTCAAATCCCTGCAGGACAAGAGGACTTGTATATTTTGAAGTCGCAGGTTGTGCCCCCTGTTTGCCCAAAATGTCCTGATCCTATTTTAAGAACTGATACAGATGTGTCTCAATGCCCGCCCTGCGAGCCGTGCTCTCGTTGCCCTGAGCCAGCATTTGACTGCAAAAAAGTGCCAAATTATAATGCATTCAATCAAAATTATATGCCAGTTCCTGTGTTAAATGACTTCAGTTCATTCGGGATGTAAATATAACTTTGTAATATATCTTTAAATACTTATTTAATAAATATATTATTCTTTCTCTCGTGTCTTAATACACTTCTTATCTATTTGCATAGTTTGTTCTTTAGTATCCTGAGGCACAATCTTAATAATACATTTAGATTTCTTGCCATACAGTGGTTCAGTGCAACCCTTCTCTTTTTTATTCTTTTTTGTCTGAAGTTTAGTATATTTGAAAATAACTGGCTTTTCTTCGGTGCATCTAGCTCTGAAATGTTCATAGCGTTCTCTGACATCACAATAAGTCAAATTTGATTTCTTTTTAAGCATTCTATTAACGAGCTCATGTAGTTCATAAATGTATCTAGAGAAACTATCACGGTTTTTCATGCAGGCCATGGTTAGCGGCATTTGTTTCAAATTAGTTTTCAAAT